GCTTCTGCACCGAGGCGCTGACCGTCTGCCGCGTTTTGATGCTGGGCAGGTCGGCCATGATCTCGTCGTGCGATTTGTAGCAGGCCCGATCGCCGTTGGCGCGGAACACGATGAGGGCGTAGATCGCACGATCCGCCGTGGTCAGCCTTTCCTCTGGCACCCCGGTATCCGGCGTCATCATGGCGCGCATGGCTGCGAAGGCGCCGCTGATCTTCTTGCAGCTCATGCCCCGCCCTCCGCCCTGGGCTTTTCCCAATATCGTCTGCCGGTCTTGAGGTCCTGCACGTACTGACAGCGCGGACACATCCCGAACGTTCGGGCATTTTCGGATCGCAGGAACTTGCTGCGTTGGTAGCCATAGGACCCACAATCGCACCGGACGACCCATCGTGCGCCGCGGGAATCTGATGACCCTCCGTAACCGATGACGGTCAGACGGCAGACGCGAAATCCATCCTTAAGGAGATCTGGATTTCCCCTTGTTGGTCTGGGAAGAACTGGCAGAGGCGTATCCTGCCAGATTCGCGCTCCCCCCACTGGAAGACCTGGCTCCCAATGTGTTCCCTTGGAGAGCACTCGTGCGGCGGTCTGATTGACCGGCGCAGATGTTGCCACGCGGCCTAGTCTATCTTTCTCAGTCACTCGGGCAGCCTCTTGCATTGCCGCCCGGGGTCTGCGAAATTCGCTCTGCCAGGAGCTTCGCAACCCGAGCGGTTGTTGAACCATACGGACGCCCCGCCCCATCTCGGAGCGGGGCGTTTGTCGTTTGCACGACGCAATCACGCTAATGCGTCCTGATGATTCGCGCAAACGCGCGCAGCAAACGCGCGCGGCATAGCGGCCGGCAAGTGCCTGAAAAGCCTCGGGTTTCAACGCCCTACGCGCAGCCGCGCCCTGCCCGGCCGTCACAGCCACGGCCTCGTCGATCGTGATTCCTACGCGACTCGGCCGCCGTGGCGTCATAGCTGATCGATGATCGGGCGGTTGCGGTGGCGGCAGCGCTTGATGATTTTCTCAATCGACCGCCATTTGTCGCGGATTTCCTTGATCTGGCCGAACAGCTCTGCCTTCACGATGCTCTCGGCCTGGCTCGGCGTCATCGAACCCAGACGCACCTTCGTCCCCTCGTCGGTCGAGTACACCTCGTTCAGCAGCAGCAGTTCGTGCTGATTGGCGTCGGCGCCGGGACGGGCGGTGATCTTCGGGAGGAGATGCGGCGCCTGCTCGCGTGCCATGAGGCCGATCGAGTGCAGCTTGACTGCTTTGCGGTCGTCCTCCGGCACCTCGTCGTCGTCGAGCCAAGCAATGGTCTTGCTGATGACCGTCTGGATGGCCTCTTTGGTCATCTTCTGCGCATCGCCTACCCAGCCCCGCGCCACCTCGCGCCAGGGATCGAGATAAGCCGTCCGGTTCTGCCGCCGCTGGGATTCCGTTCGGTCATCGGTGCCGACTGTCTCGCTCACGCTGATTCTCCTTCGATGTGTGCCCGGAGTTCGTCGAGGAAATCCTGTGCCCGCTCGATCTTGGCGAGCGCGGCTTCAGCCGCTTTCGGACGGAACGGCTGGCGAAGGCCTGCGAGGTTGTCGAGGCGGTCGAGCGCCGTCGTCAGGGTCCGATCGATCGTCTCCAACGCCTTGACCGCGCGCGGATCGTCCTCGCCGTCATCCTCAGTGTCGGGGACGTCGGGCAATACGCCGACCGTGCCGCTGTCCTCATCATCGACCGCGAGTGGCGCCAGACGCGCCAGCAACGGCAGGTACGGTCCGACATCCACCCGATATCGGGGCGCATCCTCGACCGGCGGCGCCTCGGCCGCGATCGGTTCGGCAGGCGTCTCCTGCTCGGGCCACGCCTTGGGCGGCTTGGGGCGCAGGGCTTTGTGCGTTTCCGCGGCATCGCGGTTCTGCACACGATCGATCACCCGCGAGACAGTACTGTGATCAACATCTAGCTCGGCGCCGATCGCCTCCTGGCTCCGGCCCTCGCGGTGCATCGCCCAGATCATCCGGTCGCGCTTCGAGATCATCGCACGACGCTCGGCGATGGAGTTCTCCTGCGCGGTGCGAACGCTGCATCCGGTGAGCGTGACGAGGGCCGGCACGATGTCTGCAGCACGCTCGACCGTCACAAGGCCGTTGTCGAACGCCATCCGTATTGCGCGCCGGTAGTCGGCCTGGGAAAGCCGTTTGCCGTGCAACGTGTTCGCCTGCAGGGCGTGTCGCAGTGCATCTTGCAGCGTGCCTGGCCTGATCTCTGCCAAGACCTCTGCCCGGCGGCGTGAGTCCTTCAGCGCCGCCAGCGCAGCAGCATCGACCCGATGGTGACCGTCGGCGAGGTACTTCGTGCCATCCTGATCCTGGTAGATCACCACCGGCGGAAACTCGGCGCCTTCGATCATCGCCTCGGCATATTCGGCGATCAAAGACGGATCGGGTTCGGCGCGTATCTGAGATTCGGGGTGCCGACTTAGATCGTCGGTGCTCACTCTCGCAGTGACCATGCGAGGAATCGCCGTCACCTTGCGCGTTGCAGCGCTCATTGCATTGCCCCCCGCCAGAGCGGCCCGGCGCACGGCGGAATCCCGCGAAGCCGTTGCTGGTGCCAAATCCACACCACCGCCGCGTCGCCCGCGTGGTGGCTGTTCACCTTGATGCCGCGGCCCAGGCAGAACCGCGTTACCTCGCGCTTGACCACGTCCTTGCCGAGCCGGCGCTGGCCCATGACCTCGGCGCGCGCGGTGTGGACATCGACCTCGGACACGGCGCAGCTCGCCCGCCAGCCTTCCGAGAAGGCGATCGCCCGGAGACCGAACTGCTGGCAGGCGGTGCGCCAGTTGTTCATCGCCGGCAGCGGCAGCGGCGCCTCCAGCACCATCTTGCTCGGCTGCCAGCGGTCCATCGCGGCGGCCAGCTCGTTCTCGAACGCCGCATACCGGGCGCCCTCGCCGCCGACGAACGGCAGATGCCAGGTGCCGGTGATCGGGCGCAGCGCATCGAGCGGCGCATAGGCCCAGCCGACGGTGCTGCTCAGGTCGAGCGCGATGACGCCGTGCTGGATCGCGGCAATAGAACGCAGGGCGGGCACATCGCCCGCTGATTGATCCAGCGGCACGTCTGTTCTCCGGTGACTGAGGAAGCTGTCAGGTCGGGGTCAGGCGTGCCGTGTCAGTTAACTGCTGCGGTGCGCTCGTCGCCGGCGACGTTGCGCCGCCGCGCGGCCGGGGAGCTGCCGTTCGCCCGACGCTTGCGCGGGGCCGGCGCGGGCTCGGGTTCCGGCTCGGGAGCCTCGGTGCCGGGGATGTTCGCCTGCTGGCGCTTCGGACGCTCGCGTGCGGTCGAGGCCTGTCGCGCGTTCTCGCCGAGCTCTTTGGCGATCGACTCCTGGCCCTTGGTCCACCAGCGCAGCCAGGCGACCTCTAATTCCGAACCGCGATCGTACGGGCATTCCTTGCGGTCGGCGCCGTGCCGTCCGGCCTTGTAGCCGGCGTCCTCCGCAGTCCAAACATCGTCGGCCATGCGTGATTTTTCTGTGACGGTCGGCGTCCACGAGGCGAACAGCGAGTCGGGCGTCACCTGCATCCGGGTCAGGCTCATGTAGTGCAGCGTGTCGCGCAGCTCGGTGATCACTTCATCAGGATCGAGTCTCGCCGCCTTCGCCGTTGCGGTCAGCGCCTTGGTGTTTATCCCGATGTTTTTCGCGCGTTTGAGGATGTTGCGCAGCACACCATTTTCGGTGTCGCAGACGCGCCGTTGCGTCCGGTAATCGCGCATAACCTGCTGGATCTCATCGTTGCTGACGTTCGAGGTGGCGGGGGCAGGCTGTGGTTGATCGGAGGGCATGGTCATTCTCCAAGGGCGTGCAGGTTTGGGGCGGCTTCCCGCCGCCTAGATCGGGGTGTCGTGTCTTGCGCAACGCGCGACGCGTCTGTTACGCATTTGGTCGGGGATTGGCGTCGCACTTTGCGTCGCCTTGTGGGTGTGCCGGCCAAGGCAATATTTTGCAGCCGGGAATAAGTGAGGTGTCGGATGCCGTGCGAACGGCCGCTCGCGATCAGATCACCCCAGTACTCCAGCGGTATGCGCCCGCGTTCCTGCCAGGACCGGACCGTGCTGGTGGGCAACTCGAGATCGCGCGCCAGATCGACCGCCGCCGGCCATAGGGAGAGGATGTCGCGGAACGATGTCGCCGCCGCCGCCGAGGGCAGCCGGGCCAGCATGGTGAGACTGACGCCAGTGATACCGCGCCTGCGCGCCGAGGCGACGAGGCCGGGCCAATGCTCGCGCGGGACGCGCCCGGTGCGGCGCCAGCCATTGACCGCGGTGAAGGACACGGCGAGGTCGGCGGCGAGCGCGTCCTGGCTGGGCCAGAGACCCAACAGGTCGCGATACGTCGTGACCGAACGCGCGTTGGGCATAGAATTCTGTTTCCCGCCCCGCCAGCAGAAGGCGGCGAGACTGCGCGCACCGCATAATGCGCGTCAAGGCATAGATCACTCGTGAGTGAGGTCGCAGAGCGCCCGTTCGTGAATTTCCCCGTCGAGCGCAAGCGGGCGGCGGACCGATTGATCCAGGCACGCAAACAGGCGGGATACGTTACTGGCACATCATTTGCGCGCGAAAACCGCTTCCCGGTCAGCACCTATCTCTGTCACGAGAATGGCTCGCGCGGATTAGATGCTGCAACCGAAGCAGCTTACGCGGAGAAGTTAGGAATACCGCCGGGCTCGATCCTGTACGGAGGCACTTTGCCTCGTGCGCGAGATATTCCTATTGTGGGTACGATCGAGGAATCAGCCGCAAGGGTCGTGCCGATGCCGGACGGTATGGTTGCTGGGACAATCCACATTGAACTCAATGGCTTAGTCGGACATCGCATCACCGGCAACGCCCTCGCTCCCGTCTACCGTGACGGCGACTTTGCGATGACATTGCCGCTCAATTCGGAAGGTTTCGAGCTTGCCGCGGTGCACGGCTGCGAGTGTGTCTGCCGGCTCGAGGACGGCACCGAAATACTGCGTCAGATCTCCGTGCAGGCCGATGGCCTCTGCACCCTGATCGCCTATCAGGGCCCGGCGCAGTTCAACGTCCGCGTGGTGGCCGCGCAGCCGGTCGAGCTGGTCGTCCGCGGCAACCCGGCCGCCCGGCTGCTCGACCTTCTCTGATCCCACCCCACTGATTCTGCTGGCCTGACAGAACGGCCGCGTTCGCGCGGCCTTGTCTTGGCCGAATGGAACGCATGTTCGTGCTTTGTCGATCGACGCTGCGCGTTCGCGCGTTTGACACGCCATGCGCGTTGTGCATAGCATGTGCGCTATTGCATAGCGGCGGGACACCATGAGAGCAACAGGCGAGCGGCACAGCAGAGAGCAGACACGGCGATCCGACGTGGTCGAGCCGGGCTTCTATCGGCTGCGGCTGCGGCGTGGCGCATGGGCGGTACCGGCCCGCATCGTCCGCACGGACGACGGCGAATTCTTCGCCATCATCGACGGCTGCGAGCACAGCCCGCACGCCGATCCCTTCCTCGCCGAGGGCGTGAGCGACGTCCACGCCTACGGCACCAAGATCGACGAGCAGACCTACGATTGGCTGCTCGCCGTGAAGGCCCATGCCGCCGCACATGGGCCGGACGATCACCCGGCGCTGAATCCTACCCGGGCGATCAATCCCGCGCGGCTCTCACCGCTTCAACCGAGGACACCATGAGCCAAAGCCTTGCCCACGATCGCGACACCAACGCCCCGCCGCCGCCCGCCCCGCTCTCGCCCGAGCAGGTCGTCGCCTATCTCGACTATCTGCTGGAGCCGCTGCTGCGGCGGCGCGACGACGAGATCATCCCCGCGCTGGCCCGCACGCTCGCGGCACACCCGCGCATCGACGACGGCGACGAGGACACCGCCGGGCTCTGCGCCGAGAACGCCCGCATGGCGAAGGCGCTGATCGGCACCGGCGAGAAGAACCGCAAGGACCACAAGGAGCCGTATCTGGAAGGCGGGCGCGCGGTCGATGCGTGGTTCCGCCGCTTCGCCGAGCCGATCCAGGCGGCGGTCGCCCCGGTCGAGCGCGTCATGTTCGACTACGCCACCCGCAAGGAAACCGCCCAACGTGCCCTGGCCGAGCGTCTCCGTCGCGAGGCGGAGGCCGAGGCGCAGCGACGTGCCGCCGAGGCCGCGGCCGCGATGAAACGCAACCCGGTCGGCCAGGACGTTGACGCCAAACTCGACGCCGCCGCCGCATCCGCAGCCGAGGCGGACCGCGCGGCCGACGAGGCGCAGGCCCGCCCGGCAGAGTTCAGTCGCTCTAGAGGAATCTACGGCGCCGTCGCCTCGTTGCGTTCGTCGTGGTCGTGGGAATTGCAGGACATGATGGCGCTCGCCCGCGCGGTGGTCGCCGGCGACGTGCCGCCCGGTGCACTGGCGGTCAACGAGTCCTGGGTGCGCGAGAGGGCGAAGGAGCGCGACCGCAGCGGCAAACCGACCGCGATCGTCCCCGGCATCGCCTGGGTGGAAAGCCGCAAGATCGGAGTGCGCTGAGATGAGCGACACCGCCAAGACCCCTGCGCCCGACAACAACGTGCAGCAGCTTCCGAGCAAGGCCGCGTTCAAGCGCCTCGCCGAATGCAAGACGCTGGGCGAGGCGTTCCAGACCAAGGAGCTGAAAGACCTGATCGCCGGCGCCATCCCGAAGCACATGGAGCCCGACCGGATGCTGCGCGCCTTCGTGCAGACTGCCGGTCGTACGCCGCAGCTCTACCAGTGCGACCTGCGCCAGACCATCGGCGCGTTCATGTCGCTCACCTATCTCGGGCTGGTGCCGGGGACCGTGCTGCAGCACGCGCATCTGATCCCGTTCAAGAAGCGAAAGAAGGTGGGCAACCGGTGGGTCGATGACGGCTACGACCTGCAGATCGTCATCGGCTACCAGGGTTATGTCGAATTGGCGTTCCGCTCCGGCTTCGTGCGCGACATCGCGTCCGGCCTCGTCTACCCGGGCGATCATTTCGACTTCGAGCGCGGATCCAAGCGCTTCCTGATCCACAAGCAATCGCTCGACATCGACCCGTCCAGCATGACGCCGCGCGCGGCCTACGCCATCGCCAAGTTCACGAACGACGGCGAAGAATTCGAGGTAATGCCCTGGCCCGAGATTGAGCGGATCAGGAATCGCAGCGAAGCCTACAAGACCGCCCTCCGCGTCAAGGAAAAGGCCGAGGCGGACGGTCAGCGTCCGGGAACCGGATGGACCGCAGCGCCGTGGGTCGCCCACCCGGGCGAAATGGCGCGCAAGACAGCGATCCGCCGGTTGGCGAAACTGCTGCCCAAGTGCCCCGAGTTGCAAGCCGGCATCGGCATCGAGGACGCGCACGACGCGGGCAAGAAGCTGGACTATGGCCCGGTGATCGACGGCACCGCGACGCCGATTGATGGGATTCCCGAGCAACCGGCCGACGACGGTGACGACGGCGGGCCACCCGATCCCGGCACCGCCCATACCGACCGCCGCCCGCCGCCTGTTGATCAGGGCACGACGCAACAGAACCCGAAGGCGCGCCCCGCGCGTCAACAGGCCAGCACCGGCGGAAGTCAACGGGTTTCCCCGAAACCCGGTCCTGCGACAACGCCAACAGCCAAATCGCCGCCGCCGTTCGAGGCGGTGCTGATCAGCGCGTGGGGCGAGATCGGCGCCGAGACGTTCACCGATCCCGTGGAGTTCGCTCGCACCCTGATCGGCGAGTACCAGCGCATCGGCGCCCACGCGACCGACGCGGCCAATTTGATCGAGCACAATGCCGACGCGATCGATCAGGCGCGCGCGGTGCCCGAGGCGGCGCAGCTGCTCCGCGCGCTCGACGAGCCGCCGCCCGCAGAAGATCAGGGTGGGGACTCTGGCGAGAGCGACCCAGGCTTCGATCCCGACGCGGTGGGCGAGCACGGCTACACCGACGAAACCGGAGAACAGAGCGAGTACGAATCGGGCACTGCGGATTCGCCGCCGCCGATGACCTTCGCGGCGATCGACGTGCCGAAGTCCAACGGCAAGCCGAGCTGGCCCACATGGCTGTCGCTGCTGCGCGACGAGCTGGCGACCGTCGATGTGCTCGACCTGCTGGCGTTCACCGAGGCGCAGCGCGGACGGCTCGCCGAATGCCCGCTGGCGCAGCGCGCGCTCGCGGTCCAGGCGATCACCCAACGCTTCGTCAAGGCCGACCGCACACCGCCCGGCTGGCTCGCCGACCTGATCGCCATGCCGACGCAGCGGCAGAAGGACGAGAAGTGGCTGGCCGATCGCTTGGCCGACCTCGCGGCGATCGATGACACGCCGGCTGGGCGGATGCACTTCGACTCCCTGATACGTTCGACGGCGACGCGCACCGTGATGGCACGCCTGCGCGCGGACGATCCCGAGCTGTTCGCCCGCGCCGATGCCGCGTTCGGCAAGAAGCACAACGAGTTGCCGGCCGCGCCGGGAGAACAGCGATGAGCGCGACGTACACCCGCCAGCCCGACGGCTCGATCATCGCCGAGTCCGTCGTGCAGGGCCGCCCGCCCTCGCCAGCTGAGCGCGCGCAGCTCAACGATGCGGTGGGCAGGATGACCGACATCTTCAACGGCGTGCCGTCGGAGATGTGGCCGTCGCTGATCGGCAGCATGTTCACCACGGTCTGCATGGCGCACCCCGATCCGGTGGTGACGGGCGCGCTGCTGATCGAGACGTGCGGGCTGAGCTTGTCCAATGCCGTCAGGACGGCATCCGGTCATGCCTGACCTCGCCCTGTCCGTCCTGATCGGGCGGATCGCCGACGATGCGGGGCTGCATCCGCGACACCTGCAGCTGCTCGCCCTGCTCGTCGAACGCAAGGAACTGACTATCAGCGAGGCGATGCCGTTGCTCGGCGTCACCCAGCCGCAGACCCAGCGCCTCGCCAACCGACTTGTCGAACTCGGCTTCGCCACAAGGCGGGCCGACGACAAGGCCCTGCGCTTCATCTACGCGCCGAGCCCATCCGGGGCGGCGGTCGATGCGCAGGCACGCAACCGCGTCCGGGCGATCCGGCGCGGCCATCACCAGACGACAACAGAGGACACCGCAGCATGAACATCGAGCTTTCGAGGCTGGCGCCCGATCCCTCCAACGCGCGCCACGTCGCCTCGCCCGACCCCGATCACATCGCCCGGCTCGCCGCCTCGATGAAGGCGGTCGGCCAGCTGCAGCCCATCGTGGTGCGCGAGGACCGCGAGGGTGGCTGGCTGATCGTCGCCGGCACCCGTCGCGTCGCTGCGGCGGCAAGCCTTGGCTGGACCGAAATCGAAGCGGTGGAGTTCCGCTGCGAGAACGGCGAGGACAAGGCCGACTACGCGATCGCCGCCTCGGCGGCCGAGAACATGGTGCGCGCCGGGATGCACCCGGTCGACCAGTGGCGCGCCGTCACCGCGCTGATGGATCGCGGCTATTCGCTCGAAGGGGCGGCCGACGCGCTGGGCATCGCGATGACCCTGGCCCGCCGCCTGGAATGGCTGGGCCGCATGGCGCCGGCGGTGCTGGAAGCGATCGCCGAATCGCCCGAGCTGCCGCAGACGCGCGACCTGCGGGTGATCGCTACCGCACCGCAGGACGTACAGGAGGCCGCGGCCGCTGCGGCGCGCAAGCAGCGCGGCAAGGCCGGCATCGGGTTCCCCTGGCATCTGGTCGTGCAGGCATGTTCCCGCACGCGCATCAGCCGTTCCCTCGCCGTGTTCCCGCACGAGCTGATCGCGTGGGACGAGGACCTTTTCGCCGAGCCCGGCAGCGAGGAACAGTTCACCACGACCGACACCAAGGGCTTCCTGGCCGCGCAGCAGGCGGCGCTCGAGGCGCGCATCGCGGCGAGCAAGGGGCGCATCATCGCCGGCACGATGGGCGCGCACAGCGAGATGGTCGCACCCGCCGGCTACACGCTGCTGTGGGACGACGTGCCGAAGCGCTGGAAGAAGGACGACCCGCGCAAGGTGGTCGCGGCGGTCGCCACCGAGGGCTACTACATCGGGCAGGTGCGCGAGCGCGTCGTCACGCCGAAGGTCGCGAAAGCATCGGCGGCGAACGGGCACGATGCCGCCGAGGCGTTCGAGGATGGTCCGCCCACCCGCGCCGCGCGCGATCCGATCACCAAGGCGGTGCAAGGCAAGCTCGCCGCGATGAAGGGCGAGGCGCTGCGGCGGGCGATGGAGGCGGCGCCGGACACCGCGCTGGTCGCGTTGAAGGCGCTGTTGCTCTGCTTCCTGGCCGACAACGTGGCTGTCTCGCCGCGAGCGGGCGGCACTCCGCGTGGGCAGTACAACGTTCTGACGAAGTTGCTGGACAAGGACGGCACGGTGCGCCCGCTGTCGCCGCAGGAAACCGCCGCCATCGCCTACGAGCTGATCGGCCACATCATCGCCTTCGACCACCCGAACACCAACTTCGGCACGTCGGGCGACGCGGCGGAATGGCTGGGCGTCTTCTTCGACGCCGGCAAGCACACCGACCGCTGCGACACCGAGGAAATCCTCAAGGGGTTCAGCGGCGAGAAGCTGATCGAGATCGCCGAGGCGCACGGCATCGATTCCAGCGGCAAGGTGGGTGACGTACGCAAGCGGTTGATCGGCGCACTGCCCGACTGGCGCCCGCTGGAGTTCGGCGCGAAGGCCCCCGAGGTCTACGAGCCGTACGACCTCGATGCCGAGCCCGAGGACGACGAGCCGGAGGCGGAACCCGAGGCACCCGAGCCGGTCGTCGCGCGACCGCGCCGGCGCCGAAAGCAGGAGGAAGCGGGAGCGGGCGCATGACCCGCTCCATCCCCTGCCCCTACTGCCCGCGCCTCTTCGCCAACACCACGGACCTGCACCAGCACATCAAGAGCAAGCGCCGTATCTCGACGGCGCACGGGCTGAGCAACCCGTGGCGATGCGACGTGCCGGAATGCTGCCAGACCGGCCAATGCGCCAATCCTGGGGCGTGTCACATGCCAGCCCCGGCGCAGTTCGCGCAGCAGGAGGCACGGCCATGACCCGCGTTGCGGCCGTGGTGCTGATCGAGACCGACGATTCGCATCTGCTGACCGGCACCGCCGATCAGCAATGGCAGTCCGTAATGACGGCGATTGCATCAGGCGGCATCGCCGGCGTCTGTGCCGTGCTGGACGAACGCGATGCGGCCGCCCTGTTGATCGCCTTCGACGCCTTCAAAGCGCATATCGGTGAGCCTATTGCGCATGTGTCGGTGCCCCTCTCACCCCGGAGGCACTGATGCACGGACAGGACGACCCCTGGGCGGACGGCACTCTCGCCGCCCGCCTCCGAAAGCTGTGGGCGGCCAAGGACAAGCAGGGCAACACGCTCCACAGCACCGCCTCCATCGGCCGCCAACTCGGGATGTCGAAGAACGCCATCGTCGGCAAGGCGCACCGGCTCGACCTGCCGTCGCGCCCGTCGCCGATCAAGCGGTCCGGCAAGACGCCGAAGCTGGCCGCGCGACCCGGCGGGAAACCGCCCAAGGTGACGCTGCCATCGCTCGCGGGCGACATCCCGTTCCCGCAGTCCGTTCCCGCTGCGACGGTGCATGTTCCCACGCGCAAGCGGGCGCTGACGGTGGTGACGCGCAAGCCGAAGGCGACGCCGATAGCAGAGTCCACGCCGGCCGTGACGCCGCCCAAACCCTACGGGCGCATCATCGAATGCTGCTGGCCGATCGGGGTGCCGGGCACCAAGGCGTTCCGGTTCTGCGGCGATCCGAGCGAGCCGGGCAGATCGTACTGCCCGGATCACTGCAAGCGCGGGTTCGTCCGCATCCGCGATCTGCGGGAGGACGCCGCTTGATCAGCGCGACCGCGCGCGCACGGAGGCGGGGAGGAATCCCCGCCTCTCACTTCCTGGCCGAGTTGCGTCGCGCCGGGCTGGTGGAGGTTCCCGCGCGGCCCGGCAGCCTGCACGAATTCGAGGACGAGCGCGGCGTCCGCTACGCCATGCCGATCCAGCGCGAGACGTACAGCCAGGCGCTCGATCGCATCCTGCGCGAGATCGACGGCGATGGCTGATAGGGGAACGTCCATGCCGCGTTGGTCCGAGGTCGTCCGTCTACCCGGCGGCGGGACGGCCATCGTCTGCTACAGCGGGCACCGGCCGAGGGGCGTTCCCTGCGTCGCCTGCGGCCGGCGGTCGAGCCTGCAATGCGATTACCCGGTCAGCCCGGGGAAAACCTGCGACGCCTACATCTGCACCGTCTGCGCCAAACCCCAGGGGCCGAACCGCGACTATTGCCCCTGCCACGAATCGGGGCTGTTCCCATGACCCGGCGGCGTCTCACTCTGGCCACCGGGCTCCGTGCCGCCCGCGCGCCCGCCGTCGGCGGCATGTGCGAGTTCGGCCATCTGCGTCCGGAGGGCAGCGGATCCAGCACCGTCGATTGTCCCGACTGCCGGCTGCGCCGCGCTCTGGCCCGGCAGCGTCTCGGCGAGCAGCCGCGCCTCGAGCAGCAATCCGGCCCGGACGAGAGTGCGCTGCCGCGGTCGCGGGCGGCCGCGTAGGGTGGCGATCTTCTCGGCGATTTCGACCGCGCGCCCGATGTCCTCGATCGACAGCGGCGGCAGGGCGGCATGATCGATCAGCGCCGGCACCGTCCTGCCCGCCTCGATCACCTCGCCCTCGTGCGGCTCTCGCTCGCGCGCCAGCTTCTCCCTGATCGCCTCGCCCAGCCAATCGGCGGTGCTGCGCTTGGCGTTGATCGCCGCCTGGACCGCCGCCGCGCTGTCGGCGGTCGCCATGCTGCGGATCTTCCACTCGTGCACCGAGGGGCGAGGACCAGCCCGCTCGCGCGTACTGGCCCCCTGCCCTACCGCCGATGTATGGTGAGCTTGACCACGACGGTCACGCGAACCAGTATCAACGGCAGGAACTTCGCGATCTTCACCATCGCTGGGTTCCCTCTGGACGCCGGCGGGGGGATTCCCGTCGGCGTTGCCGTTTCTGGGTCCTGGCGCCTCGACCGGCAAGTCCTCGCTCATGTTCCCGCACCTCGTTCCCGACCCGGCCGCAGGCCGTTCCCGCGCACGTTTGCACGGGCGCCAGCGCCGTCGCAACACGGGACGCTGAGCGGGGATTGCGGAGGCGTCGGAATGCGTCACAGTATTGGTGCGCGAATACGCGGCGCACGGGGAAGCTGCGAATGCCAATACACGTTCGGAAGGGTCGGTCGCCCAGGAATGGCGATCGGCTCGGTCAGCGGTTGGGCGACTTTCTCGGCCCCTGGCTGTTCGACCGCCTTCGAGGCGCGGCGCCATGACGGCGATCCTCACGGCGGAAGCACGCGAGATCATCCGCAACGACGCCATGTGGGCGATGGGCCACTGGGCCGACAGCCCGATCGAGACCATCATCTTCGCCGACGAGATGAAGGCAGCCCTGGCGGTCCAGGCGGAATTCGCCAGCCACGGCATTGCCCCTTGCGCCATCGTCGTCCGCGACAACGAGGTGCCGCCAGACCGGGCGGTGACCATCATACACAGCGCCAAGGACGAGTCGGATCAGATCGAGCGCGTGCGCTGCTATCTGACGCAAGATCATCTGCAACGGCTATCGGCTACGGTCGAGCAGGCGGCGACGCTGCGGGCGTTCGAGCGCCTGGCTCTGATGCTCGACCGCAAGCACAAGGCTGCGCCGCCCGATCGGCGCGACCGGCTCGACCAGCTGCTGCACGAGCTCGCCGAGTATCTGTAGAGGGGAGGAACCCGAGCCATGGTCCACGAGGCAGGCGGCGCCACCCGGATCGTTTTCGACAGCAACGTGATGGTGCAGTTCCACAGGAACGACCGAGGCATGTCGGCCATCCTCGATGCGATCACGCTCTACCGATCGCCGTGGTGCGGCGGCACCTGCCTGATGGTCGAGGTACCGCCGGACAAGGCGCGCGAGTGGGATCGCCCCTCGCCTGCATGGCTGCACGGCGAGCTGGCGGACGCGCTGGACCGCAAGCACGCCACGTCGCCGAGGCGGACGCGGCAGATGCTGGACTTCCTGCTGCGCAAGCTGGCGGGCTATCTGTAGGCGTTCCCGCAGTCCGTTCCCGCGCCGGCCACGGCCGGTTCCCGCGCCCTTGCGAAACGGCGGAACCGCGTCGCAGAGTGCGACGCGCGATAATGCGGATTCTCACGCCTAGTGGAATTAGATGACCATGGAGCCACCGAAGGCGGCCATCAGGGCTTTCGATGTGCAGCGACGCAGCGCCAAGCGGCGCGGCATCCCCTTCCTGTTGACGTTCGTGGAATGGTGGGACTGGTGGAAGACCGACCGACGTTGGGATCGGCGCGGGCGGAAGAGGGACAGCCTAGTTATGGCCCGGCTGGGCGATGTTGGCCCCTATGCCATCGACAACATCTATTGCTCAACGCACCGCAATAACTGGCGGCTTGGATATCAGGCGGCGTCCACCAGGGCTAAGCAGACAGCCACGAAGCAGAAGACCGGAGGGTATGCGCACCTCAAGAACCGCGCCGCCCATCCCAAGCGGCACCCGGTCATCAGCCCGAAGGGCGCTTTTCCAAGCATCGCGCTTGCTGCTGAAGCCAACAACCTTACGGCGCATTACGCCCAGAAGCTCGCATCGCGGGGAGTGAAGGGCTGGCGCTATGCCGACCACGCCTAGTGGAATTAGGGAGCGAAACATGAGCCATGCTCGCATTGAGGCGGCGGCTGACTGGTTGCAATCGGACGACAGCGCCTACGAGCAAGACCGTGAAGCTGCGATGCGTGCAGCCCGCGAGATGCTGCGGGTGTCTGATGAAGAGATCGGGCGGCTGCGCTCGCTGCTTCAGGAGGTGGTGGACGACATGATGTTCAACACGGCGCCGAACGCAGGGACCATGGACAAGATCAGGGAGGCCCTAAGCCGGGCGCCATAGTCCCGCTTATCGCGCCAAGTGGAATTTCGGAGGGGTGAATGATCGAATACACCTGTCAGGACTGCGGGCACCGCGTCATCAGCTACGTGTTCTCCAGTCCGGCCGAGGCGGCGCTGTGCGCGTCCTGCCATTGGGTCAGGAGCCACATCCCGCCACAGCATCAAGCCGATGCTCGCGAGCGCCTTGGGGTGCCGCTGGCTGCCGGTGAGGCGCGATGAGATGACCGAGGAAGAACGGTTCGACGCGCTGCTCAAGAAACCGTCCCTGTCCGTGAGGGACCTCGACCTTGACGCCTTGGCAGACGGCATCCTGGCGCATCGGGCCGGCCTGCAATTCCACGAGAACCCGCACGGTCAAGCGCCGACCGCCACCCGGTTATCCTGGTCGATCGGCTGGAATGAACGGGCATTGCAGCAGCGGGATCTGTGACGCGCGATAACAGCCAGTTACCGCGCTGAGCCGGCGAAAGAGGAAGGGAAATCAGGCGGATGACCGAGCACGTCCTGAAAACGTGGCAGCCCTACTGGGACGCGGTGGCGTCCGGCGCGAAGCCCTTTGAGGTTCGCCGGGATGATCGCGGCTTTCAGCGTGGCGATATCCTCGTGCTGCGGTGCACGGAACGAAAAACCGGGCTTTCGACAACGGAACCCGGCTCCGCTGCAGGACGAACGCGAGCGGGCAGGGCTGGCAGAACGGAGGAAGCGTCGATGACCGGACTGCACGAGGAACCCGGCTGGGCTGGCACGTTCACCCGCGCCGAGGTCGTGGGCGCGCTGCGCAACGGCACGCGCGTCGTCAAGGTGACCTTCGACAGCAAGGACGCCCACCGCCCAGGCGACCTCGCGACGGTGATCGGCAGCTTCGGCGTGCCGGAGAAGTTCGGCTACTTCGTCGAGTGGGACGACATGCCGCGAGCAGCCGTGTTCGTCGAGCCGCGCAAGATCAGGCCCGCGTCGTGACCGCCCCCGAACCGCTCGACCACGAGAGGGTCCAGACGCTCGCCGCCGATATCATGCGGCCGATCGTCGCCCACTACCGCAGCAGCGCCACTGCGCACAGCAACGTGCTGGAGGTGCTCAACGCCCTGGCCTTCGCCACCGCCGCGACCATCGCCGGCACCGGCTCGCGCGACGGCCGGCGACAGGCCCGCAAATTCTTCGATCAGGCGCTCGAGCAGAACATCCGCGAGGTCATCATCGGGCAGGCAGGGCAGGGGCCGTGACCGAGAAATACGCCTTCTGCGTGCTGCTGCAGGTGGAGACTCACGATGCGCGGCTGTCGGAACAGGCGCTCGTCGAGGCCCTGGACTCTGGCATGGCCGGCGAGTTCGCCAAGATACGCCACGCTATCCTGCAGCACCTGCCCAAGGACGTGACGCGGCTGATCGCGGTGTTCCCGGTCGAGCACGCGCGCGCGCTGATGATGCTGCACGAGGCGCACGGCGAGGCTCTACGCGAGCGGGGCCAGGAAGGCGAGGGCGGGTTCGTCCGGCCGCCGCCCGACTATGTGCCGCCGACGAGGGGGTGATGGCCGGGACCCCGCTCATCATCGGCGCGACGCAGAAGGCGAAGCTTGCCGCGCTGCGCAAGCGCGCGCTCGCCGATCCGATCGACATGCAGGCGGCGCAGACGACGCTCTCGACCGAGGAAGGTCGGATCGCGCATTGGCGGCGGATGAACGCGCTAACCATCCCGATTCCCGTGGCTTTCGAAGTCACCTTCTCGGTCGAGACCGGACATCCGAGCGGCACCATGCGCCACATGAGCATGTCGTCGGGGCGCCGGGGCCGCTCGCCGACGCCCGAGGCGGTATGGATGATCTGCGAGGAGCTGGGCTTCGTCGGTAGCCTGGAGCAGTGCGCCTTCTGGTTCGAGGATCTGAAGAACGGCGACAAAGCGGTGAACGTGGTGCAGCCGGTGGCGATAGGAGAGGGTGGTCGCGCATGAAGCTCGTCCACTATTCCAGTGAGCCGCTTGGGGAGCTGCGGTCGGTGACGCTGCCTCCCGGTAATCGTGCCCTGATGAAGCCGGCTGGGCTGTGGGTTTCGGACGACGCCTGCGAGGATAACTGGCCCGCATGGTGCGCCGAGAATAGCTTCGGCACCGACCGACTGACGCACGCGCACGATGTCGAGCTGGCGCCGGGAGCCAACGTGCTGATCTTAAGCACCCCTGCAGACATCGATGCGTTCGGCGCCGAATGGTGCGTCGTCCCAGAGTGGGCCGGCCCCATCATGCGCGCAGGAGGAAGCCTCGGATCGATGTGGCTCGACTGGCCCGGCGTGATGGAACGCTACGACGGGCTGATCATCACGCCCTACGTCTGGGAACGGCGGATGGACGCCATGTGGTATTACGGCTGGGACTGCGCGAGCGGCTGCATCTGGCACCCGCGCGCCATCGCGTCGGTCAAGTTGCGCGATCCGGCGGAAGCGAGAGACAGCGCATGAAGCCGGAGCGTCGCGTCTGGATCGTGCAATGCCTCTGCCCGGCGCGGCACTGCATCGCCGCCGTCACCGCCGAAGCCGACAGCATCGAGGGCGCGCGCCCGATCGAGCGCGAGCTGCGTCGCCAGCTCGACGAGATGATGATCGCCGGCGCGATCAACCCCTGGTGCGGCCTGTGCGGTGCCGAGCGGCCGACGTGGCGCTACGAAACGGCGCGCACGCGGTTCGCCACGATGGCAGAAGCGCAGCCCGAGCTTGAGCGGTCGCAGGCTGAGCAGGCGGTCGTCAACGCGCTATTCCGCGATATGCCCCGAGGAAGGCCGAATTGACCGCGCCGGTCCTGGACATGAAAAAGGCCCCAGACACCGAAGTGCCTGGGGCCAGATCGCGGCCTGGGTAGAAGGTCGGTTCGGGGGAGACCGCGATTAGGTCTTCGGAACGGGCGCTCCGAGCGTCAGCGTCATCACGCTGGCCTGATTCGCCGGATCCACCGTCACATTGATGTCTTCGCTTACGCCAGTGATCGTCGTCGTGCCAGAACCCATGTCGGCGTCTGCCGTCACCGTGATGCGCGCGACGCCGGGCGCAATCGCCGGCGCCACGGCGGTCATGCCGTCCGCCGACGCGGTCACGGCGATCACCGTCGGATCCGAACTGGCCCAGACGGGAATGCCATCGACCGGCGCGGGATCGCCGTTCGCGTTGGTGATCGCAAGCACTGGGTTGTACTGCTGCGAAGTGTTGATGTCGGCCATGTCTCATCCTTTCGAGTTGGGTAGGCACGTCACGGCGCGGGCTTCGGGATCGGTTCGCCCAAGTTGACGGTCAGGGTGGTGGCGGGCGGCGGCGCTTCCTCGAAGACGCCGATAGCGGCTTGCAGGTCGGCGTCCTGACCCTGCAGCTCGGTGAACTGATCGGCCGGCAGGGGCGCATCGGGCAGCGCCGGATATCCGTCCGCTTCCAAGGCGGTGCGCGCGGCAACCGCGCTATCGAGTGCCGCGAGCGTCGCGTTGATCAGATCGACACGCCGCTGGCGCACCAGGATCTGGTCGTTGATCGAGGATTGCAGCGCGGGCGAGACCGAGACGACGAACAGATCGCGCAGCCCGCGCAGCTCGGGCTCCAGCACCGCAAGCGCGGCCTCGAGTTCGGCCCGCAGCTCGGGGTTCGGGTCGAGCGGAATGTCTGCCATGATGTCAGGACCTCATCGCGTGGAGTGAGAGATGTCGGAGAACCCGAAGCCGCTGCCGTCGGTGAATGCCGAGCAGCTACCGTCGGTGAATGCCGTGCCGGTCGGCGATGGCTTCTTCGTCGCCTCGCCGGTGCTGCCCGCCAACCTGAACATGGGCAACATCGCGTCGTGGAACGCGACGGACGATACGGTGACGCTGGACTGGCCGAAGATCGAAGAAGCCGCTGAACGGCAAAGCACCTGGGATCACGGCCTGATGCGCGGGATCGCGCGGATGCTGCTGGCCGCGCGCGAGGTGGGCCGCAACGAGCAGGCGATCGCGCCGGCTGGCTTCGAATAGCCTACGCGGAGGGGATAGCCACCGGCGCGAGCTTGTCGGCGTTCGGCGGGGGCGCCACCGGAGCGCCTGCCTTGCCGCCGACCGCCTGGGCCGCCGCGGCACATTGCTGCTGCACCACCAACGCCGTCGCGTCGGTCGCGATTACCGCTGCGGCCCCGGCCGCGCCTTTGGCCGACTGGACGATCGGCGCGACGATCTGCGCCCCGCTGCTCAGGACGATCGCACAGAAGAGTTGCCCAGGGACCGTGGCGAGGCCCTGCGTCACCGCCGTCTGCTGCTGCGCAGTGCACGACGCCAGCAACAACAGGCCGGCGATCAGATAACGCTTCATGCTGCTTCCCCTATTTCGGCTTGGCGACGCTCTGCGCCCAGGCGTTCAGCCGTTCGTACGAGCCGCGGCAGAGGTCGCGCTCGTCGATCGCCTTGTTGGCGACGGCAGCCGCGGTGTTGGCCCACGCGATCAACACCGGGATGCTGCGTTGTGACGGCGCCGGCGGACGCGGCAGCTTCGCGTTTGCCGTGCAGGTGCCGAGAGGCGGCGGTGTCAGGGGATCGGGTGCGCTGCACGCGGCCAGGAACCACAGCGACAACAGACCGATGATCGCCAGGACGATCCATCTCATCGGTTCGGTCCTACCAGACGCGAGGTGGTGGCGCGGGCGATCTCCGAGCGCAGGCTATCGATCGCATTGCGCAGATTGTCGAGCTGTTGCCGCAGGTCTTTGTCGGCTTCCCTGGCATCAGCCAGCCGCTGTTTGAGGTCATCTACCGCTTCGCGCGTCACGCCGCTGCGCAGCGCCTGCTCCAGATCGTGGATGCGCTCCTCGTGATTGCGAACCTTGCCAACCGTCTCTCGCAGCACTGGCCCGCCAGGGTCCTGCAGCTGGCCGACATTGCGTTCAAGGCTCATGACCTTTTCGGTCAGCACCGGATCGGGCTTCGGCGGTTCGCTTCTGTCGAGCACATGCGCGCCGCCGACGGTGGCCAGCATCAGAACGGCGTAGATGCCGTCCTTGCGTTGCAGGTTCCAACTACCGCCGCCGCTGCTCTCCGACATCCGTCACCACGACGCGAATTTCATCGCGGCGGCGGTCATGGTTATCTTCGCCCGCCCCTCAGCAACGGGCGTCAGCGCCTGCATCCAGGCGAGCACCAGAGCGCCCACTGACACTCCCAGGATCGGCGGCACAGCGACGATGCAGACCCGCTTGTATCCCTTGGTCTCCAAAGTCCGCATGTCGTCATTGATCGCCAGCGACGTGTCCAGGCAGACCGCTTCGTTGGCCAGGAATTGCACGACCAGAGGCATCGACGATTGCGGCTGCAACGCCTGCTGTGCGCCCGCACTCGGGATCCACCGGCTGCCGTCCCGATCAATTCCCACCCGGTCGACGATCAGATTGTCCGCGAGGTGCACTTCGAGCAGCAGGCCGTAGTCGGCCCTGGTGTCGCGCAACAGCTTGTCGATGTCGCGGAGGAAGGCCGCGGAGTTGAGCTCAGCGCGCTCGTTCGCTTTATGCAGCACGGCATCGGCGATCGATCCACGCTGGTCGTATACCAACCAGCCGAGCCCGGCCAGGATCAGCAGGATGATCATCACCGCCGCTTTCCACGGCCGGTCGGCGTAGGTCAGCAGCCGCTCGAATACGCCTGCCGGCGTCAGTTTCGTCCCCTCCGGCTTGTCGCTCATGCGGACGGTCGCGCCGATACCGTGGCGGTTGCGTTGGCCCAGTTCGCCGGCCAGACCTCGGGATGTGGCCTGCCGGGACGCCACAGGCGCAGATAGTAGTCCCACCCCGCCTGCTGCGTTGTCGGCAACGGCGCAGGATCGGTCCAGAGCAACAGGCGCGCCCAGCAGCAAGCCAGTACGTCGTTGCCCTCGATCGCACGCCATATCGCCGCCGGATCGGCCACCACCGCCAATTCAGCGCACGCCTGCCGCGCCCACGTCCGCGAGGCGCTATGGTTCAGCACGCCGGCAACGCCGCCGCCCTGTTCCATTTGCCAGAACGACCTCGCCGGTCCTGGCAACGGCGACGGGCTGTTCTGATAGCGCGCATCGAGCTTCGGGCCGGCCTCGGTCAGCGCGATCGCCAGCAGTTCGCGCCGCGCCAGATCGGTGACGCGCGGACCTCCCATCGAGGCCAGAAACTCAAGCCCGTCGTCGATCAGCGACAAGAACGTGTCGGGCGACATGCGACCTCCGATCAGGCAGCGAGCGCGTCGTGCGCCTCGCCGTTCGACCGCTGCACGATCTCGGCTGCCGGTTGCTGCTGCGCCTGCTGTTGCTGGCGCACGAGCTGCTGCTGGATGTTCATGTAGAGCGGCAGGCAGCGATTGATGCTGCCCTCACCCAGTTGGTTCAGCACCACCTGCCACTGCTGTTCCTCCAACGTCACCGTCGCCTGCATGTCGTTCTGCCTCTCTCGCTGTTTCGATTGTCTGCGCGTGCTGGATCACCGGGTCGGCGTCCTCGCGATATGTGGTGCTCCATCCGTCGATCGGGCCGCCGACCACCGTCGAGGTCCAGCGCTGCGACGGAAAGTCGAACACGGTCACCACCCGCACGCCGTCGCTGACCAGATCCTCGTAGAAGGACGGCGCGCCGCTCACATCACGATCCCCCGGCGCAGAAGCCACGGACGCACGGAGGCGGCGAGGGCAGCGAGGTTTGCCTGCGACATGGCACCGGCACATGCAAAGCCCCATGCCACGTCGACCGGCCCTTGCTGGGTCGAGCTTTCTCCTGGGCTGGCGTACATCCCGAAATGCGTCGACATCGCCGGGATCGACGTCAGTCCAGACGCGCCAACATAGTTCGCCACCTGCCCGGCCTGGTTCTCGGTGAACTCGTAGATGTTCAATGATGGCGCAGCGCCGCCGTTGTTCGTGTAGGCGATGAAGTGCCAGGCGGTGAGCACCGGGTTGACGAGCTGGATGTTCGCCCGGTTGCCGGACTGATAGAGGATCACGCGGTTGACGTTCTGCTGGATCGTCAGACCTTGAGCATTCTGCCCTTGCCCAGTGGTCGAGGTCTGGTTCCCGACCACTTGCGCAAAAACGGAATTTGCCACCGGCACCCTGGCGACAGCCGCCCATGTGAAGCCAGCGGCAAAGTTGGTGCTGTCGTTGGGGATACCGGCGTCGATCACGTCGTTGCGCGTCGGGGACGCGGCCGGCTGCGTTCCAAGGCTCACGTAGTTCGAGCTGTGCACCGGGGCGCCAGACGACACAGTGAGTGCCGGCCCGCCCGCGATGCGATTGGCCTCGTTGCCGTCGCCGGCGGTGCCGAAGAACACCATGGTCTTGCTGCCGGCCGGCGGCACGATCGCCTTGCCGAGCGACTGCGTGAAGTTCGCCTGCAGCGTATGCGTGACGGCCATGGTTCACCCGCTTGTTCAGAGGTAAAGGGCGCGCGCCCCAGCAAGCGGCGCCCAGGGAAGGGCGCGGCTGCCGAAAGGCCCGGATCGGGCCGTCAATTCACGCTGAGGTTCTGATGCGCGTAGAGCGTGTCCAGCACAGCCGGCTGCATCATCGAGCCGTAATGTCCGCCCGTGCCGCCCTGGAAGTAATCGCTGTTGGTGTCGATGATGCCGCGCTGATACCAGGCCGGCGTCGAGGCGGCGATCGGGATGTCATCGTCGATATAGCGGTTCGCGAGCGTGAATGGCTGCGCTGCCTTGCTGAAGATCACCGGGTTGAACGCGCCGCCGAAGCGCTCCAGAGTTTTGATCGCATAGACCTGCGGCACGGCCGTCGTCGGATCGACGATGTAGCCGATCTGAAACTCGCCGCGGATCACCGAGAACGCCACATAGCCGGTGTTCGATGTGCCAGAGGGCGTGATCCCGGTATCGAACCACTTCATGCCCATGCGTCCGACGAACAGGCTCACGGTCTGACCGGTCAGCGTCTGCACCGGCGCATCGACCAAGGTCGCCTGCGTCGCCGAGATATAGCCGCCATAGGCGACCTGCGTGTTCTGCACCGTGCCGTCCGGGTAGATGATCACCACATCGGGCTGCGCGAGACTGTCCTGCGGGATGAACTGGTTCGGCCCGATCAGGATCGGCAGGGTGCTGGCGATCGCCACGTCGGCGTTGTCGGCCGCCACCTGATCGACCATGGCATCGTTGGCGTCCATCACCATGCGGATGTGGTTGCGTTGCAGAGGGCGCCCGTTGGCTAACCCGTCATAATTGCCTGTCGCCGCGATCACGCATTGCCCGTTCATCCCGGCATCGAATGCGATCGAGCCATCCACGCAGTCGATCTGCGGCCAGGCGCCGCGGAAGGTGACATTCGCCGGATAGGAGGTCGCTGCGCCGAGGGTGATGGTGCGCGAGGCCGGGCTGCACGTCACTGTCGTATCGACGAACCGGCCATAGGTCGAGGACGCCGCCCAGATGGTGCCATTCGTGCCGCGTCTCAGGAACAGCCGGTTGGCCGGGTGCGGCGAGATCTGGAACTCGATCTGCTGCGCCACCGACCAGCCCACCGCATCGCTGACCGAGTTCATGTTCAGCCCGGCCGCGAAGTCGAGGCATTCTTCGCCCAGCGATACCGGCGTTGCCGGCGTCGGCGAGACGGTGACCTTCGGCACCTGCCGCATCGCCCGGCGCGTGGGATCGAAACCCCAAGCCTGCCGCTCCTGTAGCGGCTGATAGTCGATCAGGGGGAAGCCCATGTTGAGCGCGGTCGTGCGGTTGAGGCCGCCGTTGTAGAATTCCTGCATGGTGGGCGATGCCTGGCCGGGGAGCGCCGACCCACCCGAGACGCCATCGCTGTAGGCGAGGATCATCGTGGCATGGTGGTCGCACTGCATGACGAAATCGGTCGGGCCGTAGGTATCGCCATGCGCCACGTTCCGGATCTGATTGATGACGGCGTGCATACAGTTGCCGTCGATCGACATCTTGTCGTTGCCGGCGTTGCAGAACATCACCACGCAATCGGGCACGATCGCCGGCCCGGTCCCGGTCTGATTGATATTCGACCAGAACGCGAAATGCTTGACGGTGCCGGCGATCGGCTTCGGGATGGTGAAGTACTTGTACGGGTTGCCGCTGTTGCTGTTGTAGCTGAGCTGCTGGCTGGCGATCGAGGCCCAGGTCGCTCCGCCGACGCCCACATTGTAGAAGGCGATCTTCTTGCCGGGGTTCTGCGCGATGAACTCTGCGATGAACCGCGTGGCGCCCATGACGGCCGCGAGCTGGCCCTGCGGGTTGAACGCCGACAGGCTGTCGCCATCGAACAGCACGTTGATCGTCTGCCCGGCCGGTATCTGTGCGCAGCGCGGAAACGACAGCCGACCATGCACGGTCTTGCGGGCGTCGTTGTAGCGTGGTGCCGAGGCCGGCGATACGCGGTGCGGCATCCGCACCCCGCCGCCCGTCAGCACATAGACCGAGGCATTGTCGCCGCCCCACACGCAGCCATTGAACAGCGGACCGGGATTGATGGCCGGCGGGGTGCTGTAGCTCGGGCGTGCGGCGTTGTCCCCGATAGCGCCAGGCATGAGGCAGAGCCCGTCGCCGGAGAACCATACCCGCTTCTTCAGCGGCCACGCATCGAGTCCAGCGGCGAGCACCGCTGCGCTGTCATCGGTGCCCCACAGCGCCACGCATGGCTGGTTGGTCCAGTTGAACGGGAACGAGCCGGTGATGGTGATCTGATTCGGCGCCGTGAAGTTGGCGATGGCCTTGGTGTACCAGGTCTGCACGCCATAGGGCGTCACGTTGTCGGTCTGCCGCGCCACGGTCGGCGTCTGTTGCCACCACTGGTATTTGCCCATGCCCTCGATGATGAGCGCCTTGCCGGTAGTGGATTTCGTCGTGTCGATTGCCGGGCAGACAATCGTCCCCGACACGGAGGTCTGTGGCGTCACCGTCAGGCCGGTGGCATCCAGCAGCACCGATTGCCCGCTGATGTAGCCATGCGGCTTGATCCGCGCGAGGAGGGTGTAGGCTCCCGCTGTCAGATAGAGCAGCTTTCCTTCGTGGTGCGGCTGGAAGGCCCAGCCCGACCATACCGCGCCGACGATATCGACGCGCGCGGTCGTCGCGTCCACGACGGTCAGCGACAGGGTGCCGGTGAAGTTGACGATGGTGAGAAGGTTGCCGCTGGTGGTCACGTAGCCGTGGTTGCGCACGCCGTCGATGGCGGCATTGTAGGGCGCGCTGCGCACGTCGAGCGCATCCGATGGCGCGGTCTGCACCGCGGTGTTGAGCGGCGCTCCATTGATCTTCAGCGCGCCGGCATTGATCGAGATTGCATTGGCCTCGCCGGTCACCGCATCGAAGCCGAAGATCAGGTTGCCGTTGGCGCCCATTACCCCGCCGATCAGGTCGGGGTAGAACACGTCGCTGATCGTCTCGCTCGCGATGGTCGCGGAGGTCGAGAAGGTGGCCGTCTGGGCGGCGAGCGACACCAGGCCGGAGATCGAGGTCGCCGACAGCGCCGCCGCGGAGAGCGAGGCAAAGCTGAACGTGCCCAGCATGTCCAGCCAGGCGACGATATTGCCGTTGGCCGTGTCGCGCATCGACCACACGATGTCGGGTTCGATCGAGACATTCAGGGTCTCGATGTCGAAGCCGAGCGAGGTCAGGAACACCGGCGAGGTAATCGGCGCGCGGGTCGGATCGAACGGGTGGACGTGATCGGAGCGCGCCAACGTCTGCAGTATGCCGGCCGTCGCCGTCCCGGCCACGATGGGCAGCGTGTTGCCGCGCAGCGCGTCCACGTACTGCCGCGTCGCCGCGCCGAGCGCCGTCGCAGGATCGGCCAGGAGCGTCACCGTGGCGTTGGTCAGCGTCGCGGTCGCGGCATTCAGCGAGGCGAGCCACATCGTGCCGGCGGCGTCGAATTCCGCCCCTACATTTCCGCCGCTGTCGAGCAAACCCCAGCCAAGGTCCGGCAGAAGGCCCGAGGGCGGCCCAAGCACGTCTCCGCTTGTGAAGGTCAATCCGCCGATGCCGCTGATCGTGCCCGGCAGAGATAGCGCCCCGCCGGCCAGCAGCAGGTAAGGCGTGGTCGTTACAACCACACGCTCCCAGGTGGTCCCGTTGCTGATGATCCAGTCACCGGCGTTCCAAACAGCTATCCCGTCGATCGAGGGCGTGCCGGCGACGGTCACCGCATAGAAGTTTCCCTTTGGCGCCGTGGAGCCGCCGACATGCGCGCCGTTTGCCATCGTCGGCGTGTTGGTCGAGGCGTTCCAGCCGCTGACATAGTTGAGTGTCCCGGTCGCGGCGGCGGGGAGCTGCGAGCTGATGATCTTCGCCGCGGCATCGAGCGAGGCGATGCCGAGAGCTGCTCCCTTCTGCGAGAGCGGTACGTAGCTCGCAAGGGCTCCGCTGATTGCGGTCGCAACCTGGCTGTCGTTCTGGAAGTTGCTCGGATTGGACGCCGCGTAGCGCGAGGTGTCGGTCGGGTGGATGTGATCTTCGCGCGCGAGCAGCGTGGCGACGCCGATGGTCGCGGTGCCGTCCATCTGCGGCAGGTTCTGCGCGAGGGAGGCGGTGAGCGCTGCGGAGATCGCACTGTTGACCTGTGCTCCGCTGCGGAAGTCGGCCGGGTTCGTCCCGCCGTTGTACGGCGTGTAGGCCAGGGCGCCCACCACATCGTCGCCGATCAGCGCGATGTCGCCCTTGCGGGCATTGAAGCTCGATACGCCGGTGCCGAGCGCGCGCAGCGTACCGTCCGGTCCGATCGCTGTGGTGATGCCGTCGATCTTCACGCCGCCGAGCACGGTCGAGTTGGCAATCGGCAGCACATAGGTTCCACCGGCCGAGGCCCACGGCACCCATTGTTTCGCGGCGAAGTCCCAGGTGTAGATCGTGCCGTCCTCGGTGGTCTCGAAGAACACCAGGGCGGAGGCGTCGGAGACAGCCGGCTTCGCCGGACGCACCGCGATGGGACCGCGACCGAGATAGTCGATGATCTTGTTCGATGACGCCATGATCGTCCTTTTCAGCCGGGCGTGTTGCCCAGGAAGGTCTCGTTGACGGTCAGCGTCGTGCCGTCGGTGGTGGTCACCTGCACCTGGCCGCTGATCGTGCGGCCCTTGGCTTCGGTGACGAAGGCGCGCGCCGAGGCAACGCGGGGCACCGACATCGCCGCCTGCTCGATCAGCGATTTCAGCAGCGGCAAGGGCGGCGCGTGACCCAGCACTTCCTCGAAATAGGGGATGCCCTTCGCGGTGTCGTACCACAGCTCGCCGAGGAACAGACGGATCGCCGAGGCGACGTCCTGCGCGATGGCATAGGGCGACTGCGCGGCGGCGATATCGCCATAGGCGTCCACCACCAGATCCCAGACATCGCGGTCGAGCAGCAGCGTGTCGTAGCCGACCACAGCGATGTCAGGCGGCGGGACGACGACGCGCGGCGGCGGGCGGCTGAACACCGAGGCCCGCGCGATGCCGTCGCTCATGGCAAAGCCAGAGGCGGAGAGGCGGGCGAAGGAGATCGCCGTCGGATTGGCGCGACCCCAGCCGACGCCGATGCCCACCGAGGTCGGTCTGACCCGTCCCTGCGATTTCGCGGTGCCGAGGCCGAAGCCGCGTCCAATGGAGGAGGGCTGCGCGAGCGGCGGGTTCAGGGTCGCCGCCTGCAGATCGGCATCCGGCATGGCGAACGGCCAGTACTGCACGCGCTGGATGCGCGTCGTCGCCCCGAGAGTCGCCGTCGCGCCCACCGGAAAGTTCAGTTGCGTGACCGTCGGCACCGTCTTGCTGTTCTGGTCGGTCATCAGGCTGCCCAGCGCGGCGCCACGCATGTTGCCCGATGTCGAATAGCGCCCCGCGGTGCGGAAGATCGTGTTGGCGGCGATCGAGCCGACCGTGGTGTTGACCTGAGAGACCCCGCCGGCCGTGGCCAGGAACTGCCCGGCCGTGCCGTTCTGAGCGAGCGTGATCCGGTTGTTCACCGTGCCGTCATCCAGTCCGACGCCGCACGTCGCGGCGATGCCGGTGAGCGTGAGGAAGGACACCGCGGCGAGCAGCGTGCCGGCCGTCGCGCTGAACCACCCACCGACTGCCAGCGTGCAGGTTTCGACCGGACGAACCGCTGTGGCGCCCGCCGTGACGATGAACGAGGTGGGGCTGTTTCCGCGCTCCAGCTGGAAGCGGTTGAGCGAGCCTGTGACGGTAACGACGAAGGTGCCGGCCGTGGTGACGGAAAAGAACAGCGGGGTGCCGGCCGTGGCTGTGCCGAGACCGGTCGCGACGCCCGTGCCGGCGGTAACGGTGGCGCTGCCGGTGCCGATGACCCACAGCACATGCGCGGTGGCAGCGAGAGAGCCGGTGGTTTGCGTCGCCGGCGCCGTCGAGTTCAGCAGATAGTTGGTGCGCGCCTGCGGCTCGTAGATCAGGCCCCAGGTCGAGGACAGGCGCGGGGTGTTGGTGGTGAAGGTGTTGTAGCTGCTGCCGGCGGCATCGGTGAAAAAGCTGTCCGTGGCACTGCCGGCGCGGGCGAACGACATGCCGCCCGGGATCGACCCGAGCGTGAAGTCCAGGTCGAGCGTGATCCCGTTCGGGAAGGACATGGCCGCTCAGGCGAGCGAGAGCACGAGCTGGTTGGCGGTGAATTGCACCGTCATGTTCGCGATCACGGTCTGCGGCACCACCTTGCGCAGCATGACGCCACCGGTGTTGCCGGCATTCACCCCCACGTTGAACGTGTCGGCGGTGGCGCCCGCGACGGTGAGCAGCCCGGTCAGGAAGCCCGGCGGCGTGGCGCCCTCCGAGCCGATCTCGCCGGTCATAACCACGCTGTCGCCGTTGGCGAAGCCGTGCCCGGGCACGGTGATCACCGAGGGCGAGGCGGCGGAGAACGTCGCCGGCTGCCAGGGGTAGGACCCGAGGTAGTTCCACCAGCCGAGCGCGCCGGCGGTCAGCGCGGAGAAGAGGCCCACGGCGATGATGTTCGAGCCCGCCGTGGTGCCGAGCGCGAAGTTGATCGTCGCGTTGTTCTGCTTCGACGACGGCGCGCTGCCCGAGGCCGCCGCCCACAGGCCGGTGGTATTAACCCGCGCGTAGCCGGTGAACGACGACTCCGTGAAGCCGCTGCCGGCGTCGGTGCCGACCGCGGTGAACAAGCCCAAATACGGGTAGCCGGTGATCAGCCCGTCGAGGTTGGCTTGCGCGGTCACGTCGGTGAAGCCAACCATTCAGGCTCTCCTATCGAGAGGCAGGTTCATGCGGTTTCCCTTTTCACGTCAGCCGGCAGTCGATCCCGAGACATGCGAACTGAAAGGACCGCTCACCGGGAGCGGTCTGCGGATGCGCGTCCATCCGCCGGGCGACATCATCTCCGAGTGCATCCGGCGTTTCGGGATCTGGGAGCCAGCCGAGACGAACTACCTGATCGCCCATCTCCGGCCTGGCGATAGCTTCGTCGATATCGGCGCCAACATCGGCTACCACAGCGTCGTCGCCGCGCATCTGGTCGGCGAGACCGGCCGCGTGGTCGCGTTCGAGCCCGACGCTGACAACTTCAAGCTACTTGCCGCCAACGTCATGCTGAACCGCCTCTCGGTCGCGATGAACAATGCGGCGGTGTCCGACCGGGATGGCGAGGCGATGCTGTACCGCAGCGCCGACAACATGGGCGATCACCGCGTCTGGACCAGCGGCAACAGCAAGGGCACGCCGATCAGGCTGACGCGCCTTGCCCCCGAGATGATCGATGCCCGGACGATGATGAAGATCGATGTCCAGGGCTGGGAGGCCAAGGTGATCATCGGCAACCTCGGCACGATCGCGCGGGCGCGGGCGGTGATGTTCGAGTTCTTCCCGCGCTGGATCGCGCAGAACGGCGACGTGCCCGCCGAGATCATCGCCGTGCTGGTACAGGCCGGCTTCGGCTTTCAGCTCATCGACAACGCGACGCAGACCATCGCGCCGATCCGAGCGGATGAAATCAGCAACATGATCCCGGCGCTGACGGCAGGATCAGGCGGTCCAGGCGAACCGCCCGCCTTCATCGACCTGATCGCCGAACGGCACTAGGGAATGGTTGCGGTTTGCGCGGGCCAGGACGGCACAAGCCCTTGCCGCATGATCGCCGCCTGCGTGGAGAGCTGGTAGATCAGATCGCGCTGCGCTCTGTAGAGCGCGATGATCTGCGCCTGGGAGAAGGCGCGGGGGGTGCTGTCGATATCAGGATAGGTAAAGGTATCGAGGCCACCCGGCAGCCCGAGACCGGACGAGGCATCGCGCGCCACCGCCCCGATCTGATCCATTGTCGTGCTGTCGAGCGCCATGGTGCAGGTCAGGTCTGGCGTGCTGGTGCTGGTGATGGCGATGCCGGCAGCGATCTTCGTGTCATAGACCTGATCGGCGTTCGGCGGGCGCGGCGGCGGCGTATAGGCGACCAGCTCGCCGCCATCGACGGCCCAGACGCCTCCGAGCCGCGCATCCCATTGCGCGTCGCTCATCTCCAGCATGTCGGCCGGCGCCGGCAGGGTCGGATAGTCGAGCGCGTCGGTGTCGTACCAGCCGAGCACCGGAGAGGGCGATGGAACACTGCTGCTGAAGTTTGCATAGCGTGGCATCGGCTTAGTACCCCACCGCGATCCATTTGCCGAAGTCGGCGACGTAGCTGATCTTCAGCGGGCCGCTGTAGATATCGATCTGCACGCAGCTCATGTAGAACTGCGCATTGTTGATGACCTGGAAGCCGTACACCGTCGTGCGGCCCGGCGTGCCGCTGGTGTCCCAGCCCGTCACGCCGTTCTCCGATCCCGCCATCGCCAGACAGGCATTCGGGAATGCAATCGGGAAGTTGACGACATCGAGATGGGCGGTGGGGCCGCCCTGTCCCCACTGGATGATGAAACCGTTCGGCAAGATCTGATAGCCGGCCGCCACAGGGCTCAGCGAGAAATCGGCGAGGATCGGCGCGGCATTCAGATCGCCTGACCCGCGCGCCCCGAGCACCGCACGCAGCCGTGCGCCTGCCAAGATATCGCCGCCGGCCGAGAAGGAGCCCGCGACGCTGCCGTTGCGGCTGGCCGTCACATCCAATCCGGCCGAGAGCGAGCCGTTCGGCGCCGAGACGTTGCCGGTGCTCGCGACGATCGAGGACGCGGTGCTGAGCGCGCCGCCATCGGTCAGCGTCAGGATTTCGGCGCTGTAGGCGTTGTTGACGATCGAGAAGTTGCCGTTGATCGCCCGCAACCACTTGTTCGGCGTGCCGCCGGTGCCAAACAACTGGATCCCGGCCCCGTAGCTGGTGGACAGATGCCCATCGATAATGAGGGCCGAGAGGCCGTTGGCAATGAAGACTGGCGCCGTCCAGTTCGCCCCGCCCGAGTCGGGGTTGCTCATGTTGTTGTCGGCGGTCGATTGATAGATCAGCGCCGGATTTCCCGCCGAGCGGATCCACGCGTTGGCCGGATAGCCGCCGATCGCGGTCTGGAATGCCGCATCGTACATGATCGGTATGCCGGCGGTCATCGCGCGTATCCACGCGGTGATCTGTTGCAGGATGCCGTTGTGATCGCGACCGTCCGGCGGTATGCCGCCTGCGCTGACCGGATTGAAGTTGACCGGCGGGAAGCCGTCCGTGAGCGAGGCTGCGCCCGGCTCGATGCCGATCTGCGAGCCCTGCGGGATCGCGCGTATGTAGGCGCCGCCTGCGCCGTTGGCGAACGGGATCGGGAATTTTGCGGGGCCGTCGATCTGTCTCATGCCGGATGCGCCTCGAGCGCGGCGATGCGCGCCGTCAGGTCATCGTTCAACGCCTTGAGCTGCTGCACCGAACGAACCAGCATGGCGATCATCGCCAGTGGGTTGATGCTGTCGTATCCGGTCTGCTGATCTCCAGCATGAACATAGCCACTCGGCAGTACATCACGCACCTCATCGGCGATCAGCGCGCAGTTCCAATGCGTGGTGTCGGTTTCGTCCGCGCCGGGCTGGCGCATGTCGCAGTCGTAAACGGTCAGTGCGTTGGTCGCGGCGAGTGCGTCGAACTCGGTGGGCGCGAGGTTGCTTTTGAACTTCCGGTCGGACGCCGTGTAGACGATGTAGCCGAAGCCTCCGCCGCTCCACCAGAACTGCATCGTCGCATCGGATGGGTGCGGCGCTATCGCGTTGCAATTGCCGTAAGCAGCGCCCTGGAAGCCATGGATGAGATTGCCCTGATTCCCGCCGTCAACGTAAGCGAGGATGGCTCCCTGCGCCTGTCCAGCATCCCAGACGAATCCGAAATAATTGTTGCCGCCGATGCCGTTATATCGGATGCCGCCGCCAGCGTTGTTGATCTGCAGCAGTGGGGTGCCGCTATTGTTGACGTAGTAGAGATGGCCGGTGCTGCGGTCCCATTGCCAGCCCCAGGTCCCGGAGAAGCGTAGATAGACCCAGTTGGCGTCCGCGATCCATGTGCCGCCGCTGCTCGCTTGGTTCAACGCGAAGCCGGCGCTGGAATTGACCACCGATCCGCTGAGGCTGCCCAGCACGCTGAAATTGCCGGAGGCGTCCAGCGTCATGCCGACCTGATTGTTGACGACCCAGGTCCGCGTGCCGCCGCTGCTCGACCAACGATCGTACCAGCCGGCGCGATGGATATGGATGTGATCGCCGCTGCTGGATTCGCGATAATGCACCCATTCCCAGCCGTTCGCCGGGTCGATGTAGAAATTCGTGGTGACGAACAGAGAGCCGTTGACGGTCGCCTGATTGGTGAAGCTCGGGCTGTCGAGAGGCGCGCGCGAGGTGTCGGTCGGATGTCGGTGATCGCCACGCGCATAAACGGTCGTCACGCCGGCCGTCGCTGCGCCGTCCATCTGCGGGTTGGCCGTCGCCGGCGCTGGCACCGCGGCCGCTGTGATCGAGGCTTTCACGTAGGCGGTGGTCGCCACCTTGGTCGTGTTGTCGGTGGTCGTTGGCGTCGGTGCGGTCGGCGTGCCGGTCAGCGCCGGAGAGGCGAGCAGCGCGCCGCCTGCTCCGGTGATGTCCGCGCCGGTCAGCGCGATCGCGCCGGTGCGGCTATTGAAGGACGCGACACCGGAGGTAGAGGCCACCACCGCGGCCGTGACGAAGGCCGTGGTCGCAATCGACGTGTCGTTGTCGCCGGGTGGCGGGGTCGGTGCCGTCGGGGTTCCGGTGAAGTGCGGGTTGTTGAGCGGCGCGTAGCCGTTCTGCAGCGCCTCGATGTCCGCCTTCGCCCGCGTCCAGTTCGTCCGCTCCGACGCGGTCGTTGGATTGCCGAACGCCGGCACCGTCGGGTCGATCGTGCTCACCATGTCAGGTGCGATCCCATGCGCTGTGTCGGCTGTCCCAGCTCGTGTTGCCGGTATCCCAGACCGAGGACGTGTGGATTTCCTGCACCACCGTCGCCTGTACGCCGGCCGGCTTCGGCAGCACGCCGGAGGCCTGCGCGATGCTGACTTCGAGCGGGGTCATCTGGAACTCGAATTTGTACTGCATCGTCATGTCCCTCCCGTCGACCACGTAGACGTTGCCGCGGCCGGGATAGAGCATCAGCAGGATCGCATTGATGCCTTCGATGGACCCGTTGCAGATGTTCGACGCCGCCTTGGCGAGCAGCAGCGTGCGAAAGCCCTCGTCGTCGAGGAACACGTTGTCAGTGAGCTTCTGGCCGCTATAGAACGGCGATTGCCCGTAGGGGTCGGCGCTGACCGAGGTTGCCTCGGCGTATCCCCAGTACTTGGTCGAGGCCACTGCGACGACGCGGCCGACGCCGAGGATGCGGCCCCAGACATCGAGCCCGTAACCGACCGCCGTGTCGATATTCCAGACCAGATTGTAGAAGTCGTCGATATTGGCAGCAGGGTCCACCCACTGATTGAAGGCTTCGATCAGCAGCGTGAGGCTTGGACTCTGATTATATTGCGAAATAATCGTCTGATCGACGTTGTCCATCGGATCAGACCAGCTGCACGATCACGTTGTTCGGCCCCAGCACAGGGACGTGCGCGATGCCGACAACCACACTGTTGAGGTTCGCAACCACGCCCTGCATCGCCTCGGAGGCGACGGTCTGCGGCAGATTGATGTTGTAGGTGCCCGTGCCGCCCGCGCCGGTGCCGACCGAGACGATCTGCACGCCGTCGGGCACGTTCGGCGCGATGATGGTCTGCCCGACCGCCAGGGCGCCGGAAGCCACCGCCGTCACGGTCAGCACAGTGCCGGCGATCGAGGCTGTGAAGTTGGAACTCGCCGCGCGGGTCGAGCCGAGATAGATCGCGACGATCTCGCACCACGGACCGAGGGCCGCCACGCCGCAATAGAACCGGCTGGCGAATACCTCCGAGCCGATCCGCGCGCGCTGCCCGCCATCGGTGCCGTTGAACGCCGCCAACACCGCCTGCGCCACCAACGCCTGGACGCCGCCCGGCACCGCCGGCGAATTGCGCAGCTGCACCAGCACGACGAAGGTCTGCGGAATCGCCACCTGGAAGGTGATGTTGTAGCTCGGCAGCGGCGCCTGATAGCCGGAGTTCTCGTCGAACACGACCTCGGTGTGATTGCCCGCCATGTCGCAGCCCGGCGGCTTCTTGCTCCAGATCGCCTGCGCCACCGCCTGCGGATCGCCGCCCGCCACACAGCAATACATCGAGTGCGCCGGCAGCGTGACGCCATCGTTCACCACCGGCGAGCCGGTGGGGTTCTCCGTGGTGTAGGCGTCGAGCACCGCTTCGACGTTGAGCACGGCGGCCTGGATCGTGCTGACCGTCGATTGAGCGTTGATTGCCACCGAGGCCGAGCGCCGCAGTTCGAACGCGGTGCGGGTTTCGATGTCGTTGCCCACCACGCCGTCGGCGTCGTTCGTGATGCGGTCCCAGCCGGCGACCACCTGATAGATGATCGACAGCGAGCCCGCCGGGCAGACGACCGGGCCGGTCACTGTGGCCTCGAACGGCAGAACCATGCTGCCCGAGCTGTCGAACTGGCCTCCCTCGGTGCAGGCGTAGAGCGTGCCGTCCTGCGCCTGCGCGATCGCCCCGGTCGGGATCACCGCGCCGGCCTGCCCGGTGCACCGCGCCTGCACCGTCGTCGGCTCGGCCTGGGTGCGCGAGAGGAAATAGATGCGGCCGATCGCGTCCTGCATCCGACCGAAGGCGTACGCAGGGTCCACGCTGTTCGCCAGCAAGGCGAACTGGCTGTCTTTGTCGCCGACGATCGCTGTGAAGCTGCTGGCGAGCTGGCCCTGCGGGGTTTCGAGGTTGGCGAAGTTGAGTCGCCCGCCGAACGCCGCCTGGATGTCGGCGATGATGCCGGCAAGGATGTCCTGCTCGGACGGCGGGACGAAGCCCCTGGTGCCGAACGATGGCTGCGGGACGGAGGTGGTGCCGCTCATGCGCTACGTCCCCGGTTTCGGTGATCCGCTCTCGCCTGAGCCGGGCGTCACGCCGAGATGATGATGGGTCGAGACGTGGAACTGCCCTGCGCCGCCAGCCGATACCGTCAGGTCGCCGATGATCGAGGCATTGCCGTTGGCATCGATATTGAAGTTCTGCGAGGTCACCGTGAACTTGTTCGGCGTCTTGATGTCGATGCCCTGCTGGCTGAACCGCACGTATTGCTGCGGGATGCCGTTGAGCACGCCGCCGATGAATAGCCCGTCGCTCATGTCGAGCCGCCGCCCCGATCCCGGCACGTTCGGCTGGCGCGAGTTCTTCACCGTCGAGATGTCGCGGGCGCAGAACACGGCTATGCCGATGTCGCCCACCTTGGGGTCCATGATCACCGCGTCAGTGCCGCCCTGCACCCGGAAATACGGCACGTTGTTCAGCACACCATGTGGCGTCGGCTGCCCCGCGCCGTCGGTCTGATGCACCATCGGCTGGCAGTCGAGGAAGCCCACCGCCGCGATCTCGCCCGCCGCATGGATCGCGGTGACGCGCACCAGCGTCGCGGTCGCCAGTCGACCGATGATCTGGCTGACGATGAACTCCTGCGCGTTGTAGTCCGAGTTGCGATCGCTGGCCTCCATGAAGCCAGTCCATGTATCGCTCATTGGGTTGACCGCCCGCCGAACAGATTGTCGAGCCGCATCCGCGAGAACCAGTTGCCGCTCGGCACCTCGCTGTCGAGCGTGTGGGTGAGCGAGCCCACGATGAACTCGCCGTACGCCATCTTCAGGATGCTCTCGACCTTCGCGCGCTGCCCGGCGACGAGCTGCGGATTGTAGATCGTCGTCACCATCACGCCGGTCTCGGTATAGGTCGGATAGCCGACCATCCCGGTGCGCGACGAGATGATCGGAATGACGTTGCCGCGCGCGCTTCCCTTGGGCCAGATCGCCAGCGTCTTGTCGTCGAGCGCCATGCTGATATTGGCCTGCTCCGCCAGCCGCTTCGCCTGCTCCTTCGCCGTGCCCGGCAGATAGCAGTCGATCACCGACTTGCCGGTGACGCCGCTGTTCTCGAAGGTGAGGCCCATCCTGTCGGCCAGCGCGTGCATCATCACCGCCACGTCGGCCACGCCCTTGTACGAGGTCGGGGTTACCGGCTTGAGCGCGTTGCCGTAGCCGGTGATGGCGTTGACCAGGAACGGCACATCGGGCTGGCTCTGCGGGTCGGCCCAGCAGTCGATGATGTCGCCGTGAAACACCGTCGTGCGGACGTTCGAGCGATCGTCGCCGGCTTCCAGCAGCACCTCGTTGCGCCGCGCGCTCTGCGCTTGCTTGAGACCCAGGGACGAGAGCTGGTTCATCTGCGAGAGCGTCATGCCCCAGACCCGCAGCTGCGCGGTGTTGAGGCCGGCCGAGCCGTTCTTGACCACCGAGGCCGATACCCGCAGGCCGGCGAGCCTGATGGTGTTGAAGCCGCTTTCGCCGAATGCCCCGGTGCCGAGATAGAAGGTCACGTCGAGCTTCTTGTGCGAGAAGAACCCGCGCGCCTGCTGCGAGGTCTTGGGCGCGGTATCGGCCGAGCCGGTGCCGCTCGAGGTCGTCGAGATGGTGCCGTGCCCCGGCACCCGGGTCACCGTGGTCGGCCCCTGGTTCGCGCTGCCGCTCATGGCGGGATTTCCTCGGGCGGATACCAGAACAGCAGCCAGCGCGTGCCGAGCCCGGTGTAGTCGGGGTCGTCGTAGCTCTGCTGGTCGACGAAGGCGAGATCGCCGGAAAAGCCGAGATAGGCGTCGCGCACGATGCGGCAGCGGTCATGCGCCAGCACGCCGCCGATCACCAGCGCATCATTGACCGCGACATCGACAAGGAGGCCGATGGAGCGCTGGTAGATGAAGAGCCGCGTGCTCTGCCCGCCGAGCGTGATCGCGGTTGTCTGATTCGGCACGCTGGCCAGCGGCACCATCCAGGTCATGTCAGTTGATCACGAACGGCCCGGCTTCGAGCGGGCTCATGTTTGCGGGGATCGGCGAGTTCACCGCCGGCACGGTCGCCGATGTGCCGTTGAAGGTCTGCGTGGTGGCAGGCGGCGTGTCGCCCGGCTCAAGGCCGATGCCCTTCGGATCAGGCGCGCCCGTCGAGGTCGGCGGAAAATCGCCCGCCGTCGGGCCGGTATCGACCGGCGCCGGAGGCCCGAACTGCTGGCCGGCATTCTCGACGTTCACGCGCGCTGAGTCCTGCTGGCCGGGCGGCTGGCCCTGGCTGGGTTGCCCCGTGCCGTTGTCCTGCTGCGGATCGCCCTGGGGCTGCTCGGACTTGCTGTACTGCGCCTGGGCGTTGACGCGCACTTCCTCCATCCAGACATCGACCACCAGCAGGGTCGCGCCGTTCTTCGCCTCGCGCCGGTAGTCGTAGTGCACGATGTTGACCGAGGGATAGGTCGCATCCGGGGTGATCACCGTGTAGAGGTCGAGCGACTTGAACGCGGTGTCGATCGCGCTCAGGAAGTCCCGCCGGTAGGACGACAGGCCGAGCGAGCCGAGGCCGGGCAGATCGATGCTGTTGGACACCGCGAAGCGCACCCGCACGTCGAACGGCATCTGCACCTTGTCGTAGGTCTCGAAGGCGCCTTGCTCCAGCGGGTAGTCGCTGATCCGCGCCTCGCGGCGGAAGTCCACGCCCACCACGCTGTCGGCCACCGCGACCGGCTGGCCGGACTTGTCGAACACCCCCCATTGCGACGGGCCGAACATATGCAGCACCGAGACCGCATCGGCCACGACGTTGATGATGCCGAGCGGGATCGCCTGCGCGGGCGAGCGGAAGATCGCCGGCACGCCGGCCGCCTGCGGCACGTTGGGATATTGCGGGGGCGAGACCGGGGTGAGCGCCATCAGGCAAGGCCATAGTTGGCTTCGACGACCGGCATGTATTTGCGCAGCGCGGGGCCGATGCCCTTGGCGATGCCGTCAACGTCGGTGGCCGCGGTCTGGATGTTGATCGGGCCGTTGATGTGCGTGTCGGTGGTCGAGGTGCTGGTGGACGTGCGGTTGTTGACGGTGTTGTTCATCGCTGATGCCTGCGAGCCCCGGAGCAGCGACGGATCGGGTATGGGCACCGTTGGCGGGGCCGGTCCCTGCGTGACCGTTCCGGCCGCCGCATAGCGTTGCCGTCCGGCCTCCATCCGCGCTTTCCACTGCGCCATCGTGGTGTTCTGCTGCGAGCCGCCCGGCAAGGACGGCCATACCTTGTTCAGTGCTGCGGCGATTTCCTCATCATGGCCGCCCGCCTTGATGTCGGCTTCGAGGTCGCGGCTGGTGGCGCGATTGTAAGTGCGCGCCATGAGATACCAGCCCCGCTTGTCCTGGCTGGCCGGATCGCTGCCGCTCACGCCGGTCGCGGACACGATCTCTGCCTCGGTCGAATTGATGAACTGGTAGCGTCCGTGCGCCGTGCTGCCGGGGTTCTGCGCATCGTAGCGTCCGCCGGACTCGCCCACCGACAGCGCGTCGAGCGCGGTTTTCTTCTCGGGCGTCATCGACATATCGGCGGTGAACGACGCCGGGCCGAAGCCGAGCCGGTTCTTGGTCCAGTCCCACCATCCCTGTCCCTGCTGCCCCTGCGGGTGCGCCTTCCGGTATTCCGGCGAGTTCGGGTACTTCTGCTGTTCCTCGGGCGATATATCGCGCCAGAACGGCGAGTTGGGCGACCACATATTCGGATCGCCGGTCATCTTCTCGGCCTTCTCGATCGCATCGAGCACGGTCTTGATGGCGAGAAACGCCAGGACCAGCGGCCCCATCTCGACCAGCAGCGCCTTGATGCCGCGGATCATGCCGAGGAACTTCTCGCCCGCCCACAGCAGGAAGATCGCCTCCAGCACGGTCTTCCAGCCGCCCAGCGCCTCGACCACCTTGTTAACCTGGGCGATGAAGCTCTCGATCTGCGTGCCGATGCCTTTCCAGTCGATCGACTTCAGCCAGTCGCCGAACTGCCGGACCTTCTCGGCGATCTCCTGCTTGAGCCATTCCTTGTTCTTGGTGATCCACTCCGTCATGCCCTTGAGCAGGTCGGTCAGGTAGGGCGTCAGGTCGTTGACGATGGCGCGGCCGATGTCGGTGATCGCGTCCCGCATGTTGAGGAACGAGTTGGTCAGCGCGATGGCGTTCTCGGAGTTCTCCTTCGTCGTGATGCCGAGCTTGCGCTGCGCTTCCAGCAGTTCCTCGACGCCCTTGCGCCCCTTCATCAGCAGTTGGACGGTGCCCTCGTCCATCCCCAGCGTGCGCCCGCGTGCCTGTGCCTCCTGCGGCGACATCTTGGAGAACTGATCGGCGAGGTCTTTGTAGATCTCTGTGACCGGCCGCATCTGGCCGGTCTTGGGATCCAGCATCGAGATGCCCATCGCATTGAGCGGGGCCGCCATCTGGCTGTGACCGGTGAGCAGGTAGTTCTGGTAGTCCTGCGTCAGCGCCTTCATCGAGTTGGAAATGCCCTCGGCGCTGCCGCCCGCGCGCTGCGCGGCTCCCTGCCATGCGGTCAGCTCCTCGACCGACAGGCCGAGATTGGTCGCCAGCCGGCCCGACGCCGCATCGGCGGCGGTGATCTGCTGGACGAAGTTCTTGATCGAGGCGGTGCCGACGAACAGCGCGAACAGCGCCAGCGCCTCGTTGCGCAGCTTGGTGAAGAACGACGCGGCGCGGTCGCCGGCCGATTCGATGAGCTTCGCCTGCTTCTGTGCCTCGTCGGATACCTTGCGGACGTTCTCCTGCGACTGGTTCAGCTGCTGACGGAAGCTGGTGTTGTCGAGGCCGAGCTTGATGACCAGTTCATCGACCACTGTGGTCATCGCTCAATCCTCCTTCTGATTGGCGACCGCCTGATTGAAGGCGTCCACACTGATGATTTCGAGGAAGGCGTACAGGTCCTCGGTGCCGTAGATGGTTTGCAATTCCGCGAGCGTCGCCAGTCGCGACGAGACCACAGCGCCTACGCGGCTGCTGACGTTGCGATAGTCGGCAAAGCTCCGTTCCCGTTTGTCGGGGTCCCGGACGCTGTCCCAGTCGAGGTCGAGAGGCGCTCGCGCAGCGAAAAATTTGTGTGCAGCGCGATCACCTCGTCCCTCAGCCGCAGGCGGGTGCCGATTTCCTCGATGTCCGTCTCGACCAGCTCGCGAACCACCTGCGGGCGCTGCGGGTCGGGCACCATGCGGATGCAGGTCATCATCTCGTCGAGCAGCGGCCGGGCATCGCCCCAGGTCATGCCGGCGAGCGCGCGGATACCCACCACCGCGATGCCTTCCATCCCGAGGTCGAGGAAGTTGGACGGCAGATCGACGCCGCCGCGCGCCAGCGCCAGCATGAGCCGCGTGGCCCAGGCTTCGGCCTGCGAGGCAGGCATCTCGGTGAGCTTGTACACCTTGCCCTGGTCGCGGCCTTCGGTGTCGATGGTGACGTAGGTTTCCTTCCGCATGTCAGATCGGCGCGCTCAGGATCGACTCCCAGGTGATCTGGAAGCGCCGTGGTTGCAGGATGCGCCGCACGTCGGGCGAGGGCGGATAGCCGGTCAGGAAGCCGCGCGTGCAGGTATAGAGCTTCGAGATCGACGGCAGGGTGATCAGCGCATCGGCGGTGTAGACCTCGCGAATGGACTGCTGCGCCGCGTTCCACGCCTCGAAGATCGTCACGCTGGCGCTGTCGGCCTGCAGGCTGATCGTCATGCGTTTCTCGACCGGCACCCAGCCGCCCGAGAGGTGCCCGTCCACGCCCATGAGCACCTCGACGGGCTGATAGCTTTCCATCGTCATCACGTCGTCGGCCGCGTAGCCCTGCAACTGCTGAGGCACCGGGAAAAGCCCCGGCACGATCAGCATGATCACGCTGTTGGCGGCGGTGAGCGTTGCCATGTCTGACCTCCCTCTACTGGACCATCACCGAGGCCAACTGGATGCGTTGGATGCTGCCTCCATCCATGTACCAGAGTGTGCATGGCGGGCTGCCACGCGCCTGCCTGACCTGCGGCAAGGCATCGCGGACCTGCATGTAGTAGCCTTGCGTGTTGAGCACGTCGTCGATCTTCAGGCCGGCGTCGGCGTTCACCTCGGCGATCTGCGCTTGGCTGAGCGTCACGCCGGTGCGGATCGCGCCGAAATCGAGCGCTTGATTGATCGGGTCCTGACACGCCGCCTTGATGAGCGTGTAGCCGGCCTGATTGTAAGGAATGGACTTGCGGTTCACCAGCAGCTCCATGATCGCGAGCTGCAGCTGGTTGTTCATCCAGATCTGATCCACGTAGCTGTCGATCCAGGTGAACGGCCCGGAGACCTTGCCCGGATAGCAGAAGATGAACTGATCGTTCGCCGTCGCCCAGATGCCATAGTAGTTGTAGCCGTGACTTTCGAGGTTGCTCGCGACGGTCGCGTTGGTGATGTCGGGCACGAGGCCGGTCTGGGCGCGGAACGCGAGCGTGGTGCGGCCGTTGAACTCGGTGAAGTCGATGCTGGCGATGGCGCCCATAACGAAGGACGCGAGAGCCGGGCCGTTGGATGGCGAGTAGATCGGCGCGGTGCCCGAGAAGTTGCCGGCCTTCAGCAACTCGCCCAGACACGTCGCCGCATTGACCTGCGTCGCCGTCACGTCCGGGTCCCAGGCGACATAGACCCAGCGGTTGTTCTGTCCGTTGGTCCAGGTGGCAAACGCCATCTTCTGCGTGTTGCCCGCGCCAGCATCGGGATCGAATGTCGTCGAGAACGAGACCCAGTCCTGCGTCTGCGCCACGATATTCGCCATCGTGCCTGCCGGTGTCGCCGCGACCGCGCCCTGGCTCGTCACCGCCCCCGTCGCCTGCGTCAGCGCGAGCGAGGCTGCGATGGTGCCCGAACCGAAGCCGATCGAGCTGGCGGCGCCCGTGGTCGGCGAGACCACGACGAAGGCGGAGGCTACGCTGTCGTAGGTCACCGCCGGCGTGTTGGAGGTGAGCGAGGCCGAGGCGACGGTCTGGCTGGTCGAGACGGTATAGGTGCCGTTGCCACCCGTGCCGGTGCCGAAGGCGGTGATGATCGTGCCGGCCGCGACCGTGCCGCCGCGCACCTCCTGGCCGAGCACAATCGCGCCGGTCGATACCGCGGTGACGGTGAGCGTCGTCGTCGCGATCGAGCCGGTGAATACCGCGCCGGCCGGCCCCGTCACCCCGAGGGCCTGGGTGATGATCTCGGCCGCCGCGCTGAAGCTGGTCGCCGCCGACAGCACGATGTTGGTCGACGTGCGCGGCGTGCCATCGATGCTGACGGTCAGGATGCCGGTGAGCGCCTGCAGCTGCGTCAGCGTCATCGAGGCGAGCGAGCCGCCGCGCAACCACGCACCGACCGGCGCCGTGTTGTATTGCGCGAACAGCATCGAGGCGGGCTTCACGTTCGAATTGTCGAAGCCCAGGAAGTAGTTGGCCGCGAGCGCCGCTTCCTGGCTGGTCGGCCCGAAATAGGCGGAGACGTCGGCTTGCGTCGAGAACCGCTGCGCGATGCCGGCGGGCACGCGCGGGTTCTGCGTGAGCAGCAGCCCGACGAGATCGAGCGCGGTGCCGCCGGCGGCGATGACGCTCGGCGTGACGGCGACAATAGCGGATGCGGGAATCGCTGGCCCGGTCATTGGCACGCTCCAGGGGAAAGAGGGATCAGACGACCGTGGTGGTCGTGACACCGCCGACGCGGATCGGATCGCCGTCTGGATCGATCATCACGTCGCCATCAGGATCGACCAACAGATCGACATCGCCGCCATCGGCGGGCGGCGGGATGGCGACGACCACCTCGTCGGCGAACTGCATCGGGGTATCGACCTCGATGTTGGCCTGCAGCACCGCCTCGACGATCCAGCGGTATTCGTACTGGGTCTCGGCGTCGATGAACGGCATCTGGCGCGGGTCGTCGGCGTGCAGCGTCTGCATGTCGATGCCGGTGCCGTCGAAGTAGTGGGTGGCGAATTCGTCGCGCAGCAGGGTGGAGATGCGCTGCGCGTTCTCGGCCGATGCCGGGCCGAACACGTCGAGCTGGATCGTCGCCTGGGTCGGCATGAGGCTGGTGGTGATGCCGGCGTAGAGCGGCCCGAGCGGCACGGTCTGCACCGGCGAGACGGCATAGGTGCCGGTATCACCCGCGCCGGTCAGGAAGCCGCTGATCGTGCTTCCCGCGATGAGCGGTGCTGGGCCGAACAGTACGGATCCGACCGCCAGCGCGCCGCCCTCGATGGCATAGACGGTCAGCGTGCCGGCATCGATCTGTCCGGTGCATTTGATGTCGAAGGTGGCGTCGATGTTGGTCTCAAGCCGCTCGCGGCGCAGCGCGGACATGAGCACGAAGTCGCCGATGGGCGCGGCCACGCGATTGACCTGGGCGCGGATGATCGGCGTGCCGGCGGGCAGGATGGTGGTGAGGAAACCGCGCAGCGTGGCGAACAGCTGCTTCTCGGTGATCGACGGGCCGATCACACGACCTTGCCCGCCCAGCGCGGCACGGCAGGCTGCGCGCGCGATTGCGCCGCCGGTCCCGAGGACGGTGCGCTCGCCGTGGTCGCCTGCGCGGCGTCACGCGACAGGCCGGCCTTGCTCATGGCAATCGCGACCGCCTGCTTCTGTTCTTTGCCCGCGTCGATTTCGGTCTTGATGTTATGGCTGATCGCCTCGCGACTAGAGCCTTCCTTCAGAGGCATCGGATGACCTCCCATGTAGCGCGCAGTCGCATCTCGGCCTGTCGTGCGAGTTCGGGCATCAGCCACGCTGGCATTCCGCGGTTCTGCCTCGGCTGGAACGGCACATGCCTCTTGCTCGCCCAGTAGACGACGAACTCGGGCCGCACTCCGATGCGCCGCGCCGCTTCGTGTCGGGGCACACCCTCAACCGCCATGCGCTCCAGCGCGCGCAACAGCGCGATGGTGACCTTGTGGCTCAATGCAGGGTCTGCACCGATGGCGTGACCGCCGCATCGGTCTGCTGTGTGATCGCCAGCTTCACCCAAGCATCGGCGGTGCCCGGGATGCCCCAGTTTTCCAGCACAATGGTCGCCAGCCAGACCGTGCCGTAGAGCACGACCAGATCGCCGCCCTGGCCGGTGCGGCGGATTAGCCCGGAATAATCGCCGTTGAGATAGACGCCGAACTTGTTGCCCTGGATGTTGAGGCCTTCGAGCTGGTGCAGCTCGTCGTTCGACAGCGCCTGGACCTGCACCGGGACATTATCGACGATGGTGTATTGCGGCACCTGCGTGCCGTCGGTGTCGATCGTGTAGCCGGTGCTCTGCATGATGGTCGCGAGCACATCCGGGTTGATCGACGTGATCGCGCCGCGGACGATGTTGCGGAGGTTCATGGCGCGGGCGCGTTCTCCAGCGCCGTCACCCGACTGTCCAGCGCGGAGACTTGCCCATTCAACGTGGTGATCTGCGTGCTCATCGAGGCGACCGTCGTCTCCAGCGCCGCCACACGGGTTTCGAGGTCGCCGACCGAACCGCCGGTTTCTTCCAGCGCGGTGATTTCGGCGTTGATGATCTTCAGCTGCTCGCGCACCGGGAACACGAAGGTGTCGCCCGAGGCGGTCAGGCTGATGCGGTTATGATCGACATTGCTCATCGCTATCTCCCGCTGCGGATCATCGCCACCAGCGTTTTGGGGGGGAGACGGTAAGAGAAGGCGTTGCGTGCCCGCTCGCGCTCGACGCCGGTGAGCTTGCGTCCGAGCAGGGCGACGACCTCGGCCACGAAGGCCTCGAAGTCATCCGCCTTCATTGTCGTCCACCTCGACGGTGATGTGCTGCCACATGAAGCCGGTATCGATCAGCGTCTGCGCGTGACCCTTGCGCTTCGCCGTGCTCGGCGCGAGCGGCGGCGGCACGCCGCTATGGATCATCTGCTGCATCTGTCCCTTGATGCCCTCGCCCACGAGCGCCAGCGTCTTGTGCGCGTCGTAGTCGTTGTCCTTCAGCAGCTTCGCCGCCGCCTTCGGCCAATCCTTGCCGTGCTTGGCGACGGTGTTGCGCATGAACGGGCGAGGCGGTTGCCCGCGCGAGGGCGCGCCGAACTCGTTGATCGCGGCCACCAGCGGCAGCGAGGTGCCGTCGGGATAGGTGCTCCCCACCGGGAAGCCGACGCTGACGGTCGGGTTGACGCCAAGCCTGTCGGCTATCTGCTTGAGGCGCGCCGCGAACTTGTCGCCGCCCTTGACGCTGGCGGCCATGTCACCAGCCGTACCAGCCGCCGCGGCCGATGAACCTCGGCCCCACCCCGAGATAGGGCTGCCGCCCCGGGTAGTAGCGCGCCATGCGATAGGCCGCCGTCATCGCGTAGTACATCGCGCCGTACTGCGTCTGCGAGAGCCACGCCTGCAATGCCGAGGCGTTTGCCCCGGCGAGCTGCGCGACGCTGACCGACACCGAGCCCTCGGTCGCCGAGGTGATCGGGCCGACGAGACCACCGCCGACCGCACCACTGCCACCGCTCGCCGCTCCCGGCCAGCCGCTCAGCTTGGCGATGTGCGCGGTGAGCAGCCACAGCAGCTGCTCCCGCTGAGTCAGATCGGCGACCTGCGAGCTTGCCGTGTTGTCGAGGAACAGCGTCGCGTCGTTGAAGTAGCGCGTCGCCAGGGGCTCGTCCGGCCCCGGCGTGAACTCAGGAAAACGCACGATCCAGCCGGCATAGTTAAAGACGACGACGCCGGTGGTGTCGGACATCAGCGCGCGCCGGTATCAGGCGTGATCGGCGAATAGGACGCGCCTTCGCCGACCTGACGGCGGCGGGCGAACTCCGCCGGAGGACGGTCCGGATCGATCGGCTCCAGGCCGGTCTTCACCGTTTCGAGCTTGCGGGACTCGATGACGGCATCGGCCTCTTTCGCGTAGCCCTTGATGATCTGGTTTTTGACGTAGTCGGTGTCCTTGTGCTGCCTCATCCACTCGGCGAAGAACTCCGCATCGACGCCGAAGGTCAGCACGTAGCCGCCCTCGATCGGCCCCTTCGGCCGGCCACCGAACGGTGTGGCCGGGCCGTTGATCACCACATGCTTGCTGCCGGGACGCTCGCGCGCTTCCTCGACCTCGCGCTTTCCGCCGCCCTGCACGTCGTACATCACCTTCACCATGTCGAAGAGGCGAAGGATCATGCCGTTCGGATGCTTGCAGGCGACGACAACAGTGCCCGCCATGATCAGGCGCCGATCATCGAGGAAATGGCATAGGGCTGCCGGATGATCGCGCCCCAGGTGCCCGAGGTCTGCTTCTGCTTGAAGCTCGACAGGTCGCGGATCACCGGATGCGTCCTCAATTTTTCATTGAACGAGCAATATCCCGTGTCCTGCCCTTCGATCTTCGTGGCGATGAGCTGGATCATGCCGCCCGAGGCGAGGCCCTGCGGGTTGGTGGCGGTGACCGCGCCGTACTGCACTGCTGTTTTGACCGTCAGGTTCGGGAAGTTCTTCTTCAGCAGATCGCCGACATTGATGCCGAACTGGTTGGTGGCGCTCAGCCCGACATGGGTGAGCGGCGCCATTGCCAGCGTCATGTCGTCGGTTTCCTCGACCAGCCCGTTCGACTGCGAGACCAGCAACGCCACGAGCGTCTGGATGTCGGCGTAGATCTCGTTGGCGGTGCCGTTCACCACGCCGGTCGGCAGCACCCACGCGGTGCCGCCCGCCGCCTTGACGCCTGCCGTCGCCGACGGAAGCAGACCGGGGTCGTTCTGCAACCCGTAGTTCTGCAAGCCCTGGACGCCACGGAAGTATGTGAGGTTCAGGAACTTATCGAGCACGAGCACGGCGGCTTCCTGCAACGTCGCCGCCCAGGACACGCGCGCGAGGCCCATGCGCTCCATCTCGCGCTCGCCGTACTCGACCACGGTCTGGAAGAGATACGCCTGGCGCTGCGGGAAGCTGACGTTGGCGCCGGCGTGGCCGTTGTTGTTGTAGTCGCCGTAGCTGCTGACCTCGCCGGTCCGCTCGACCATCGGGAACATGGCCGTCTCATCGAGCCATGAGCCTTTCTTGGCCTCGCCGAAGATTTCCGCGGCTTTGTTCGGCGTGGTGAGGACCTTGAACACGCTCGGATCGACGATCGTGGTCAGGAACGCCGGGATGCCGGCATTGCTGGTGGACACGAGCCCCGGCTGCGCGTCCATCGCGAGCCGGAAGCCGTCGTCGTTCTTCCACTCGTCCTTGATGTACGCCTGCGCGCCGTGGAGGTGGACGCCGTGCGACCGCTGCAAGCGCTCATAGTCGCGGGCGAAGTTCGGATCGACATAGGACATTGATGCTTACTCCCTTCGCCCGGTTAGCCGCGGATGTGGCTGGTGATCTTCACCAGCTCGCCCGGCATCCCTGGGGACTCACACACCCACTTGGTTTCGATGCCGCCGGCGACGGTGATCGTGGTGCTCGCTGCGGTCTGCGACGGATCGACCGCATACGTGCCGATGCCGCCTGCGCCGCCGGTCAGCTGCGCGGTGATGCGCGAGCCTGCGGTGACGCCTGACCCGGAGATCGGATCGCCGACGCCGAGCGCGCCCGTGCCGACGGCAGTCACGGTCAGCGTGCCGTAGGTTTCGCTGATCGTGGTCGAGGTCACGAGCTGGTTCGGGATGTTCACCGAATAGGTGCCGATGCCGCCCGGCGTGCCGCTAAGCTGCGCGACGATCTTGGTCCCGGCCGCGACGCCGGTGCCGCTGATCGCACCGCCCGGCACCAGGGTGCCCGACGAGACGGCGGTGACGTTGAGCGTGTTGCCGTTGGCGCCGCCGATCGAGCCGGTGACCGAGGCGGTCGAGGCCGCGATCGAGCCGGTGGACGAGGCGGCTGCGCCAGCCGTTGTGCCTGCAGCTGCAAAGCTGACACGCCCATCGGCGAAGGCAGCGAACGCCTTCTGGTTGCGCAGCGCCTGCGTTGCGCCGTCGTTCATCACCCAGAAGTCGCCGCCGGACGACAGCGTGATCTCGAAACCGGCCGGCACGAGGTTGGAAGCCTCGGCGAGATAGGCGGTGATGAGCGCCTGGCCCTCACGATGCACGAAGCCATCAGGCGTGCTGCCGTTGCCCTGGTTCGACACGGTGCGCGCATCGGCCAGATCGACCCATGCGAAGCGACCGACGGTAACACCGGCGGCGCCGCACACGAGCGCACCGGGCCCGGCCAACACGTTCCAACGCGGATTGGCGCTGGCGAAGTCACCCGCAACGGCTGGTGCGGGCTGCACATTCACAACGGACGGGAATGGCATGTTCTGCCCTCCTTTGCTGCGGGGTTAGACGCGCTTCAACGACAGCGCGCCGGGATAGCGCTCGGCAAAGTCCTTGCTCTGCGCGGCATCCATCGCGACGAATTCCGTCGCCCGCTGACGATCGCCGGGCTTGGGCTGCATCTCGAGGATGGTGCGGAAGGCGCTCGGGTGAACGCCGTCCACCTTGACGCCGAGCTGATCGAGCGCGAGGCGATAGACGCCCTCGGCGGTGTCCTGCGCGATGGCGAGGTTGCCGATATACGGCCGCACCACCTGCTCGGCCTCGCGTACGGCCAACGCGCGCGTGCGCTCGGCCTTCACGGCTGCCTCGATCGCGGCGTCCATCGCCGGCTTGGTGACGACGGGCGGCTTGTCGTTCATGTCTGAGTTCTCCGAATGGCCTTGGTCCTCGCCTTCGCCGTTGCCACCGCCGTTGTCGGGCGGCGCGGCCTGCTGCTGCTCGCCACCGCCCTGCGCGATGGCCTTGGCCTGGGCGAGTTCTTCCGGCGTGAGGACCGATTGCAGGAACGTCATCAGCTTGCCGGCCGGCGTGTCGGATTCCAGCAGCTCTTCGTCGGGGGTTTCCTCGCCCTCGAACGGCTCGGCATCGGCGGTCTTGGGCTTCAGCGGATCGTCGGCGAGTTCTTCGGCCGAAGCGGGAGCGCCGCCCTCGCCGCCATTGCTGAATCCGTCGAGGAAGCTGTGAAAGTCCTCCATCGAGGCATCGGCCGCGAGGCGCGGTGACAGCGCCTTGCCGAAGGCGGTCTCGAACGCGGGGCGCTTGGCCTTCCACGTCTTTACATCGACGCCTTTCAGCAGCGCCCGCATGTCGGGCATCTTCTGATCGGTCGCGAGTTTCGGCAGCGCATAGGCAGTGCACGCAGCCGACACGTACAGTGCCTGACGCGACATGCGCTCCCTGGCCGCGGGCTTGGCTGCGGGCATGGTTGGTGGCTCCTTGGGTTTTGAATCACCGACAACGACATCCGCCCCAGCACGCCCCTCCGGTACGAGAGCGACGTGGTTCCCTGCGATGTCACGCATGACGCCATCGAAGCGTTGGCCGTCGACCACGCCGGGCGTCATGTCGGCGCGGTAGCGGTAGGCGGCGGAAAGCTGCTTGCGGTCCTCGTTCTCGATCCCGTCGATCGCATCGCGATCCCAGATCGACAGCGGGCCGAGCAGGTAGGGGTGCTCGTAGCGCACACCGGAGCCGATCGAGCCGATGGTCAGGTCGCGCGGATGCGCGTCGGCGCTGACCGGCTGGTGCTTGAGCAGGATCGGCTTGCCGTTGAACGTGTCGGCGGCTTTCGCCAGCTCGTCGGGATCGCGGTAGAGGCGATAGCGGCGGTTGGGATCGAGGCCGAGCTGGTCGGCGTCGGGTATCTCGTGACCGTAGTATTCGTTGACCACGGCCTTGCTGATCGGCGCCAGGGCGACGTGCAAATGGCCGTTCTGATCGTAGCTGCGCACCGAGCGGTCGAAGGCGAGGTCGGCGTCCTGCGCGAGTGCGGCGACGAACGGATCCGCGTCCTCGCCTTCGTCGTCCTCTTCGAGCGGATCGAAGCCGAGCGCGGCGATTATCTCGGCCGGGGTCTCGGCCAGTTCTTCGTCGTCGGGATCGTCGTCGGTGTCGCCAGAGTCCGACTCCCGCCAGTCGGGCAGCGGCGTCTCAGCCGTGCCCCATCGCGCGTCGGGTAGTTCGGGTGCGGGAAGGCGCTCGCTCATAGCGGTTCGCGTCCTCGCTGAAGTGTGGGCAGAAGTGATCGGCGGGCGCGCGATCGACGTGGCTGTGCTTGGACAGGCACTCGCCGACGGCGGCGGTCTCGATCATGTCGAGCGTGCCGGGCAGCCAGTATTCGCAGCGCCGGCAGGTTGGCGGGTCGCTCATGCGGTGATGGCCCTCCGCCCCTGGCCCCGTAAGGAGTGGAGGGGTCACCGTCTGGCCTCACCCGGCCGGGTTCTTGGCCGTCAGTTCGACAGGATGATCCAGATGCCGATCAGCACGCCGATCCAGAACAGCACGCTGCCGGCGAGACGGCGGATCATGCGCCAGCCGCCGCCCGCCATTCGGAGAACACCTCGGGCGCGATGTACGCCTGGAGCGCAACCGCGGCGGTGTTGCCGAGCTTCGACGCGACGACCTTCGCCACCTCGCGCACCGCGCGCTTGTAGGCGGTGGGCGATGCCGGGGCATCCCGCTGTGCGACCTCGCCCATCGCGGTCTTGGTGCCGAGATGCGTGCGGAAGTCCTTCGTCTTGAAGCCGCCGCCGTCCATGTCGTGCGAGTGCTCGCGCAGCGCGGCGTCGGTCACGCCGAACAGCTTGCCCTTGGCCCCTGCCTTCAGCTTGCGCCGCGCCAACATCTTCGCCAGCCCTGCGTCCTCGACCGGCAGGTTGAGATCGACGCCCTTCTTGCCGGTGAACTGCAGCGACACCTTGCCGGTGGACGTCACGCGCACGTGCCGGCCTTCCAGCGTCGTCGCGCCATACGCCTGCTTGTCGGCGCCCGTGTCGCGCTCGCTGCCGGGGCGGATGCCCATCTTCATCACCAGCTCAAGCGCCTCGGCGACATCGCGCTTCGCCGGGTCCTTCTTCGCCGCGTCGTTCTGCTTGGCGATGGCGTCGAACTTCTGCATCAGCTCGTTGACGCGCGCGAACTTCGCCGCCGCATTGGCCGCCGAGAACTCGCCGGAGTAGATCGCGGTGCGTCGGCCCTTGGCGTCGCGGCCGGTGACCAGCAGCGAGCCCTTGGGGTCGGGGTTGTAGTGCACGTCCGACCAGCCCGGCGGCACCTTCAATGCGGCGATATGCGCGGGCGGTGTCGTGCCCTTCGCCAACGGCTTCATCGTTCCTGCGTTGCCGAGCGATGCCTTGCCCTTGCCCGGTGCCGCCCCGCCGCCGCCCGAGCCGAACTTGCCATCGTCGCTGCGCGGGTGGTCGCTCTCCTTGAATTCCGCGTCCTGCGCCACCGCGCCCGCGCGTTTCGCGATGTCCGCCTTGCGGGCGATCAGCTTGTCGGCCAGCGCCTTGCGCTGTTCCGCCGTGCCCGGGCCGTGCTCCTCGACCAGCGCGCGGATCGTCGCGTCGGGCACCTTCGTCACCTGTGCGGCCGACGCCTTGAGCTGCGCCGGGGTCATCTCGCCGAAGATGCGATGCGCCTGCGCGTTCGACGGGCTGCGCAGCGAATCCCACTCGCCCACGCTGTTGCCGAACGCCGAGCCCTTCGGCCCGCCCTGCGCCCGGAACAGCAGCGAGCCGCCCGGATCGAGCGTCGTCATCTTCCCGCCGACGCGGCCCTGGTTGTCGTACTCGAGCCCGGCAGCGTCCCAGTTCGCCAGCCAGGCATGGGTTGCGAAATGCGCCTGCGCTTCCTTGCGCTGCGCCGGATCATGCCGATCGATCGGCGTGGACTTCTGCCACTCCGTCGCCGTGCCGAGCTTGTTGCCCATCTTGACCGGCATCGCCGCGAGCACCGGCGAGCCGACCGCCTCATAGAGCCGCGCGGCCAGCAGCTCGTTCTTCGCGTGGTCGAGGCTCTTCGACTGTTTGACGTAGTACTGCTTGCCGCTGGCGTCCTGATAGCGCCCGCCTGGGTTCGATCCGAGCTTGCCGCCGATCTGCTTCATCGAGGCGAGGTCGAGCGTAGCGCCCGGCTTCGGTGCAGCGGCGGGCTTGGTGCCCGCGTCGCCCAGCAGCGTGTCGACCATCTTGCGATCGACGCTGCGGTTGAGGTGCGTCTTGAGATCGCCCACCGGGGCCAGCGTGATCCGCTCGGCCTCCTTGCCGTGGTCGGCCGGCGTCCCGCCGATGCGCTTGGCGAAGTAGTAGCGCGCCATCGAGGTGTCGCGTTCGATGTCGCCGGCGAAGCCCGTCAGCTCGACGCGCAGGCCGGTTTCCTCGAAGGCTTCCTTGAGCGCGGTCGCCCGCGGCGAATAGCCCTTGTCGATGCCGCCCTTCGGGAAGGTCGCCTTGTAGCCGCCGTAGGCGTTGGTCGGGTGCATGATCCACACGCGCCCGTCCGGTTCGCGGATGATCACCCCGGCGCCCAGCTTCTTCTCGTGCGTCTTGCCCTTGTCGTCGGTGTAGGTCGGCGGCTTGGGCGGCGCGGGCTCGGCGAAGCCCGGGCCTTCCTCTGCTGCGTTCTCCCAGCCCATCGCGTCCGATGGCGGTTTCCATGAGGCGAAGGCGACGCCGTTCAGCGATGCGGGCGGCTTGTCGCCCTTCTTGCCGAACGACTGCGAGGCGGTCTTGCTGCTGCCTCCCCCGCCGCTGCCGAACTTGCCGTCATCCGAGCGGGGATGATCGGACTCTTTCCAATCGGCGTCCTGCGCCGGATCGGTCGCGCGCCACCAGTGCTCGTAGGCGAGCAGGTCGGACAGCACGCGATGCAGATCCTCGTGGTCGGCCCGCGCGTCCTGCGCCAGCGCGCGGCAGAACAACGCGCCGAGCGAGCCGTCAGGCATGGCGCGTCAGATGCGTCCGAGCAGCAGCAGGATGACGAGTATCAGCAGGATCAGACCGACACCGCCGGACGGGTAATAGCCCCATGCCTGCGCGTGCGGCCACGTCGGGAACGAGCCGACGAGCGCCAGCACCAGCAGGATGATCAGGATGATCCAGAGCAGGCTCATGGCGCGCGCTCCCTATGTCAGAAGCCAGCCGTGCCGGTACAGGCGCATCAGCACGACCGCGAGGCACAGCACGACGATGATCAGTTTGAGGATCGGGTCGATGAGCACCGGTCCGCGTGCAACGATGACGATCAGATCGACCAGCCAGCACGCCAACCATGCGACCACGAAGTAGACGATGGCGACTTCCTGCATGGCATTCAGTCCTCGGTGATTGAGGTCGGCTTGCCCATCAGCGTCAGATTAAGTTCGCCGGATTGCAGTTGGCGCAGCAGATCATCAGCGAGCTGGTCGGCCTGGATGCGCGTGCCGCAGACGAACGCCAGCTTGACCGTGCGGCCGTTCTGTTCGACGCGGACCTCGCGGCCGAGGTTCGTGTGGGTGAACGCGCTCATGTGAATCCTGGCACGATGGGTTTCGACACGCAGCGACAGTTGATGAGCTGCCCAGGCCAGATGCGCTCGCGCACGCGCGGATCGGGATCGTACCAACCCTCAGCCACGTTGTAAGTCTTGCCGCTATTGGCGATGTGGGTCTCGCGCGGCTCCTTGCCCGCATGGCTGTGCAGCCAGACCGCCTCGGTCATGCCGAGTTCCTGTTGACGCGCGCGGGTCATCGAGGCGGTCGCCATGCTGTTCTGCGAGCGGGCGATCAGCGCGGCCCGCTTCTTCGTCACGCCGTAGCGCTTCTGCAGCTCGCGGGTCAGCGTCGCGAGGTCGCCGCCCTGCTGCACGCTGCGCATCACCAGCCCCTCGACCTGGGCCAAGTGCTCGGCGCCGATCGACTTGATGAGCCCGACCTGCTGGCTGATCGTCGCGTTGAGGATGTCGGTCATCGCCGGCGTCATCTTGAATTCGACCGCGATGCCGGCGCGTTTGAGGATCGCCTGCAGCTGCGCGTCCGAGCGTTTCGCGATCGTCTTGCCGTAGTGCTTCGCCAGCCGTTGTGAGGCGATGTCGAAACGCGACTGCCAGCGTCGCCGAAGGATCCGCATCGCCGCCGCCATGTCCGACGCCGGGCTGTCCTGGGCCATGACGGGCGGGTTGCGGCGGTATTGCGCGGTGAGGAAGTGCGTCAGCGAGGCGTGCATGTCGGCGAGCAGCGTGTCGAGCGCGCGGCGGTAGCCCGCCTCAAGCCCGACGTTCGGACGGACGGCCGCGAGAACCTGCGGTTTCCCGCCCGTGTGGATCGGGCGGCGCGGCATCAGTCCTCGGTGGCGTCGTCGCCCTCGGGATCGGGCAGGTCGTCGATGTTCACCAGCTCGGTGGTTTTCTTCAGCGGCGGGGTGCCCAGGGTGGCGGCGGTGCCGTCATAGATCACGTCGTCGCCCACCGAGGCGAGGCCGCCGAATTCGTCACGCGGGGTCGTTGGCTCTTTCGCCATCGGCTCAATCCTCCAGCGCCTTGCCCGAGACCATGCGGATCACGGTTTGATGGGTGGCTTCCTTGATCTCGTAGACCTCGAACTGCTGCCCGTGCGACAGCAGCAATTCGTTCTCGCCAATGTCTTTCATCCCGTCAACGCCGATCGCCCGGGTGCCCTTGCGGCAGATCATCTCGAAGATCAGGGGCTTGCTGCTGAACGCGGCCTGATCGGCCATGCTCGCCGAGACGAAACCTTCCGCGGTGTAGATGCAGGGCAGACCGTGAGCCAGTTGCGTTTTCCATGTCGGCACCAGCTTGGGATCGAAGACGCCAACACCGCGGCGCATGATGACGTCCTCGGTGAGCTTCGTCGCCTCGTCCTGAAACAGCTTGTGCACCGCCTTGATCTTGCCGACCGCATCGGTGTGCGCCGGATCGATCTGGCCGCGCAGCACGCCGTTCATCGCGTGGTGGCCGGTGCCCTGGTACGACGTGAGTGCCGATTTCGCGACAGCCGGCACCCTGCCCCAGAACGACTTTTCCAGCGACGGGGCAATCTTCTTGGCACCGGCGGAACTGGTGCTCGACGGCTTGGCCGCGCTGCCGAACAGTTTGCTGGCCCATTGGATCACGTCGGGATCGTTGTGCGTCGTCACGCCAGGGGCGCCTTTCGCCGTGCCGGGGACGGTCGCGCCGCTCGCCTTGGTCGCCTTCGGTTTAGCCGGCGTGGGCGCGGGCGAGGTGGCGGGTCCCATGTCGTCGGTATTGCCGCCGAGCGCCTTGATCCATTCCTTCGCGAACTGCGCGGTGAAGCCGTGCGGGTAGCCCTGCACGATCGAATTGGCCTTGATCTGCGCGATCTTCTCGGCGTCGGTGCCGGGGCCGGTGGCGATCGCGTGGATGGCCTGCTGCGGCACGGAACCAGCGTGCGGCGTTGGTCCCTCGACGTCCATATCCGATTCATAGTCGGGCGCAGGTTCGTCGAGGTCGGCTGGCGATGCTGCCTGCGGCTTGGGCGCTGCCGGCTTGGGCGCTGGCTTCGCGGCCGGCATCGGCGTCGCGCCTTTGCCCTTCGGCTTCGCCTCGCCCAGCGAGCCCTTCGGCAGCCCGTTGCCCTTCTCGATCGCGCCGAGCACCGTGTTGCCGTACTTGGCGATCGAGCCGTGCGCGAACTGGCCGACGAACGCCTTGATCTTGTCGCCGATCTCTTTCGGTGTCTCGCCATAGGCCACGCCGCCCGTGACGATCGCCTTCATGCCCTTGGCGTATTTGTCGAGGAACGCCGGATGGTCGGGCAGCGAGTGCGATTTCGCCTTGCCACCGCCACCACCCCCACCACCGCCTGATCCGAACTTGCCGTCGTCGTCGCGCGGATGCTTCGTTTCCTCCCAGGCCGCCGCGTCCTCGGCGATGCCCAACTCGGCCAGCACGGTGGCGATCCTGGCCTCGTCGTCCTCCAACGCCTCGCGCTCGTCGGGGTCCGCTTCGATCGCGGCGTCGGCGGCCAGCGCGTCGAGCATCACCCGGGCCGCGTCGGGCTTCCCGCGCAAGGCGTCGAGGAACATCTTGCCGGTCGGATCGCCGGCCTTGTCGCGCAGCGTGTCGAGGATGACGCCATCCGGCCCGCGCAGCGCGTCGAGGAACGCCTGCCCGGCATCGTCCTCGGTTCCGCCGATCTGCAGCGCATCGAACAAGGCCTGCGCGGTCGCATCCGACATGCCCTGACCGCGCAACGCGGACAGAATCGCCTCCGACGTGGCCGGGTCGGTGTCCTGGCCTCCACCGGGCGGCATACCGCCCTCGCCGCCCTCGCCGCCCGGCGGTTGCGGCGGGCCCGGCGCCGGCTTGCTCAGGTCGAGCCCGGCATAGGGGCTGTCCGGCTCGGCGGCGATGCGCTGACGCACCTCGTCGGGGTCGATCGCGCCCAGGGTGGTGAGCACCTGATCGGTGTCGGCGTTGGTCTTGCGCACCGTGGCGGCGCCCGCCTCGTCCAGCTCCCACAGCGGCACGAACTCGTAGTCGATCTCGGGATCGATCTCGCCCCACTCGTCGAGCTGCAGCACGCGCAGGATGGTGCGGACGCGATCGCCGCACACCTTCTCCTGGCGCGCCTTGATGCCGTCATAGAACACGCGGATTTCGCCGTCGGCGCTGGCGTTCAGACCGGAGGGCGTGACGCCGAGGTATTTGACCAACGGCACGGCAATAACCGAGCAGATGTGCTCCTGCGATTGCGCCTGGAGGTGATCGAGGGTGCCCAACGGCGCCGAGATGTTCTTCAGCTCTTCGGTGTTCTTGTCGGTCACCAACATGCCGCGGTTGCTGCGGATGTTGGTCATGATTTCAAGGCGTTGGTTCTCGGCCTCGCCGCCGGCACCGGCCAGCAGCCCTTCGAGGTTGGTCGACAGGTTGAACACGGTGAAGGCGTTGATCAGGTCGGACACCGATTGGCGGGTGCGCAGCCAGTTGTCCACGTAGGGCTTCATCATCTGCGACAGCGACAGGCCGCCGAAGTTGAACGCCGGCTTGAGGATGTCGGGCAGCGGGCGTGACACCATCGACATCATGCGAGTGGCGTGGATCTCGCGGCCCATGACGAACCAGCTCTGCGGCCGGTAGAAGGACGGCGAGGTCGGATCGCGCGCGTCGTAGCGGTTGGGCGCGGTCCATGTGGGATCGACCACCCTGATTGCGCGGAGCCGATGCCGGCCGATCTTCTCCGGCGTGATCGCCAGCGGCGTGCGCAGCTCGGCGTCGTCGTCGTCGAAGTCGAGCAGGAGGAAGCCCAGGCCGAAGAAGCCGTCGTGCTCCAGCGCCTCGCGGAATGCCTCGCGCACCTTGAATTGGTCGAGGCGTTGGTTGAGCACCTTGATCTTGTCGGTTTTGTCGTTCTCGCCGGTGGCCTTGAGCTTGATCCACTTGCGCGTCATTTCCTCGGCGATCACCTCGGACGCGCGGCGGTATTCGGCCCGCTGGCTCAACTCGGCCAGATACGGGTAGCCCATGAAGCCGATGCCTTCGGCCCAGAGCCCGTGAATCGCCGCACCAAAGTCCCAGGCCGAGGCGACGATCTGCGTCGTGTTCTCGTCCATCGCCAGTTCGGTGCGGCCACCCGGCAGCACGCCCTTGGGATAGCGCGGCAGTTGGAACGGATTGACCTTGGGCTCGAGCGGGGCCGGCTTGCTCAGGCTGGCGGCGAGCGCGGAGAGCGAGACGCGCATCGGCGCGCGCTGCGGCCATGTCACGGTAGGCTCGACGCGCGGCCGCGGGGCCGGTGCGGGCGCACGGCGCAGGCGTGGCAGCAGGCGAAGCATCAGCGGTGCACCACGCGGGTCGCGAAGCGGCTCATGGCCTCGGGCGATATGACGATGCCCTTCTGCCCCAGGCCGACCACGCCGAACGCGCCGGACAGCGCGTCCACGATGTCGTCGTGGATCC